GGTTAATGATGGTTTGATTAAAGCCTTAGAAGAGCTATTAATCAAAGCTAAGAGTGGAGAATTAAAATCTTTTATTGGTACAGGGCTACTTAACAATCTAGATACTCTTAGTATGTTAGCCTATGGCGATAATAACAATATCTTCAGACTATTAGGTGGCTTATCAAGGTTAGAATTTATGTTAAATGTAGAAATAGATAATGAAGACGACTATCAATAAATATACAAAAAGTAGGTTATGTCAACCCGTTAAATTAACCCAAAGACGTTCTCTCTAGAACTAACGTTCTATAAAGTATCGTTTATAGTTGTAATTTATATTATTGTTTTAGTTAAGATCAGATGAACAAAGACGTCATTAATGACGTGATAAAGTTCTTGTTAATCTTAATTTATATCAATAGATGATTTATAACTATAAAATAACAAATAAGAATGTCTCAAGAACAGCAGTAAGGACGTCTTTAAGATATTATTAAAGACGTCTTTAAGAATAGTAATAAGGACGTCTTTAAAATATATCAAAGAAGGTGCAGCGACTAGGTTCGGTGGTGAGGTAGATTGAGCTAAGTCGTTGATTCATAAGGAAAATAGCTGAAAGTAGAAAATGGACGTAGAAACAATACAACCTACAATAGGATCAGTTCCCAGAGTTCTAGGTAAAACTAAGTATTTCGGTGGTGGTCAGCGTAGTGTAGCACGTCTGAGGAAGCTTGACTTTGATCCAATTACTGAACTTGTTAATAAGTATCGTGAATTAGATGGTGAATTAGAACGACAAATTAAGATTCGTAATAATGTTCTTGTAGAGCTCACTTCCACTGGTAGACCTAAATCATACAACCCTGAGACTACTATGTCTATCTATGATAAACAGATAGCTATAGCTGAGAAGCTTCTTAGGTATAATTATGGTAGAGTCCCAGAAATCTCAGAGGAACAACAAAGAGCTCCAATGCCTCTTATTGTAAACCTCACAAAGAAGGGCGATACATATATTGTTAATAATGAGGTACCTGATGATACCCCTGACGAAGACAATGATAATAGTTGGTAATAATACAGTACCACTCAATCATGTATAAAACTTATATTTGTACCCCAGGTAATAATGCTGAGCTCTTTAAGTTTCTATATAATAAGCATGCTATGAGAGATGAACCTAATTTAATTAACATTAAGGGTTTCCGTATTGAGGTCATTGAAGATGCTCAAGATGTAATCCAAAAGGAAATTAGTAATGCCGATCAACCTCCACGAGGGACAATCTGAAGTATATGAAGATCTATTTGTAAATAAATCATGTAGGTTTTCTGTTGTATGCTGTTCTCGTGGTTGGGGTAAATCCTATGCGGCAGCTGTTACAGCCGTCACTGCTATCTTTGAATTATTGGAATTACGAGTTAATATTCCTAATAAGATAGTCTACATTATCGCTCCTACTTATGATCAAGTAACTGATATTTATTATCCGTTGATTAACTTTGATCTTGGTATGGAGCATTATGCGTTAAAATCTTCTCGAGATCTTGGAAGATTTATATTTCCTAATAATGTAGAACTAAGGCTATTATCATATGAAGCAGTGGAACGGATGCGCGGTAAAGGTGCCTATTTTGTTGTGTGGGACGAAGTCTCTTCATGCAGAAAAGGTATTACCCCAAAAGAAGCTTGGCAAGGTGTTATCCAGCCTACCATCATTACTCGTTGGTCCAATAAAAGAGCCCTTGAATACGGTGCTAAGTCTCCCGGTAGAGCGTTGATAATTAGTACTCCTAAGGGCTATAACTATTTTCATGAGCTACATGGATATGAGACATTAGATAAAAATTGGAAGTCATATCATTTTGATTATAAGACCTCTCCGTTTCTTGATGTTAATGAAATTGAAAGAATTAAACATAACCTAGATCCTTTAGAGTTTGCTGCTGAGTATCTCGCATCATTCCAAGAGTCTGGTAACCGTGTATTCTATTGTTTTGAACGTAAGAAACATATCAGAGATGATTTACCCTATTTTGAAGAAGGCATTGATGGTGCATTAGGTGAAGATGTACATATCAATATCGACTTTAACGTAGGTCTGCAATGTTCCTCTGTTTTCGCAGTTCGTGGGAAACAGATTCATATTATCGATGAATTTAAGGGACATCCGGACACTGAGACTCTAGCTATGTCTATAGTAGAAAAGTATAAAGGTCATAAGATTTATGCTTATCCTGACCCATCTGGGAGAGCAAGAAAGACATCTGCTCCTGTAGGTAGAACTGACTTTAGCATTTTAGAATCATATAAAATACAGTGTTTAGCACATTCTAAAGCTCCACCTATTATTGATTCTGTTGCTGCAGTAAATAAGAAACTCTTAACTGCGGCAGGTGACATTGGTCTTTGTGTACATCCTCGATGCGTAGGTGTTATTAATTCATTAGAACGTACAAAGTGGGTTGATAATAATCCTGATATGGCAGTCCTTGATAAATCGGAAGGTGTTGAACACTTTTCTGATGGAATTAGATATGGTGTTGAATATTTATTTCCGGTACAACAAGGGACCAAGCGTACTATTAGAGGGTTTAACTTTTAATTTGTCTTATTTAAATAAGCGAACAAAGATTCGTAATATTATAATAAAAGGAATAGTAGTATGGCTACTAGTATGATGGTACCCGAAACTCTGGGAGGAGTTAGGGATGCTCTAATTGAACACGCTGGCTCGAATGAAGCAAAGTTCGAAGATGTAGATGAGCATGTTAATAGGATTTGGCGAAGTGTTTCCGAATTACAACAAAAACTAAAAGAAAAAGGAACTAACATGGCTGATATGGATAGCGGTACCGCAGCACTGATGGCAATGGCTCAAAAGTCTGGTAATAGTGGTGGAGATGGTGGTATGTTTGGTGGTGGTGGCATGATCGGTGGCCTAATCCTGGGTAGTTTACTGCGTAACAACGGCAATCTGCTTGGTGGTGGAGATGGCGCTGGAGCTGGTGCCTTGGGTGCAACTCTGCGTAACCCGCCTGAGCAAAACCAAGCCAACATGGACTTGATGGCTGCTATTGGTGGTGTTGATAAGTCAGTTGCTCTTTCTACAGCAACAATGGAAGCCTCCCAAGCGACTCAGTCGCTAGGTATTATTGGCGCAATTAATGGCGTGACGGCTCCACTGCAAGGTCGAATTGACGCTGTCAAAGACGTTGTTAATGCGGGAACAATGGTTCTTGCTCAGCAATTGAATGGTGTTCAGCAGCAAGTTATGCAGAACCGCTATGAATTGTCGAAAGACATTACCATGGATGGTGCGCTCACTCGTTCGTTGATTGTTTCGCAGTATGAAGCTACCCTCAATAGACAATTGTCCGATGCTAATTCGGCAGTTATCGCATTGCAAGCGCGCTTTGACGGTGCTGAACGTAGCCGTGGTATCGAAGTTACTACCACGAACAACATCAATCAGATGCAATCGCAGCAACAGCAACAGCAGCAGTATGGCCAATTGGCTAACATGATCTGGGGCCTAGGCCAGTCGATCCGCTCTACTAACGAAGCAATTAACGTTGGTAGCGGCACTTTGACTGCAAATCCTGCAAATACTAATACTAATATTCGTTAATATTAAGTAAATCTTCCCCCCATAGCTAATAAGTTATGGGGGATTTAAAGGATTTGTATGCAAAATCAATTTCAAGGGATGCCGCCATATTTATGGCCGACACCACCCTTTCCAAATCTTGGTTTTCCTTGTGGTAGCGATAATGATTTGTTTATAAGTAATACTGTTGGTCCTCCTGGACCCCCTGGACCACCCGGACCTCCTGGGCCTTCTGGTACATCAGTAATACCTGTTACGATTGCAATAACCACACCATTTGCCCCTATATCTACAGACTATTTTATTGGTGTTAATGTCGTAGGCCCTAGTTCTGTTGTCTTACCTGCATCTGTTACAGGTAAGGTATTTATCATTAAAGATATAAATGGAACTGCACAAGCTACCCCTATTACTGTTACAGCCACAACGACTATTGATACAGCTCCAAGCTTTATCTTAAATACTAACTTTGGAAGCATCACCTTAGTATTTAATGGAACAGAATGGAATGTCGTATGAGCTATAATACACCCTTGGCTTCGGTAACAGACTTTGGCGTAATGAAAGTTGGTACTGGCTTAACTGCTACTAATGGAGTTGTCGCTGCCACACTAGGCCTATTGAATTACGGCTTTCTTACTAACGGTACACAAACTAATCCAGTAGCAAGTACTGCAAATCCTGTAACCCTTAGTAATGTCAATCCTGCTAACGGTGTAAGTATAGTAAATACTTCTGAAATAACTGTAGCTAATGCAGGTACCTATACACTAATGTTTACTGTTCTAGTAGGTAAGACATCTGGTGGTACCGATACTATTAGTTTCTGGTTACGTTACAATGGTGTGGATATTCCATTATCACGACAAGATTTACAACTTACTAATACATTAGCTCAAGTGTTTGCTTCAGGTAACTTCACCTTAGACATGACCGCAGGTAGTAATGTTCAATTGTTTTGGAGTAGTGCTGATATTACAACAGCCTTAACAGCCTTACCAGCAGCAGTTACTCCAACTAGACCAACAGGTGCTAGTGCTAAAGTAACATTGACAAGGATCTCATAATGTCATTAGACCTAAACACAACAATAGTTACAACTTCACCGTATACTATAAATAAAAATAGCACTATCTTATTTATAAATAGGAATGCGCCTTCTTCAGTCATACTGCCTTCATTGCACGATGACGATGATGGAAAAACCTTCTATATCAAAGATTACTCTGGAACCTCTGTTGTTAATCCTATAACAATCACAGCTGCTGGAGGTAAGAAAATCAATGGTGTCTCTTTTGCTATGCTTAATGGTGCGTATAGTCATTTACAAGTGGCATACGATGGTAATAATTGGATGGTTATAGCGTAAATGTTTCGGTTTAAAACAATTCATTAAATTGCACAAATAATAAAAAGAAAGCAATAAAATGTCATACAATTCCCCAATCGCTTCAACGACTAACTTTGGCGTAGTTGAAGTCGGTACAAACATTGATGTAGTCACAGGTGTTATCGATATTCCTCAGAGTGTCGCAACAACAGCTACTGTAACTTTTGATGTGATCAATGGCACAACATCTATTAACGGTGGTGATGTCTTTGATAATACTAATAGAGTCATTACAACGTTAACTGCTGGTACCAATATCACGATTACAGGTACAGCACCTAGTTTAACGATTAATGCCTCAAGCACACCTTTATATGCTACTACTCTTGTTAATAACGCAGCTAGTCCTTATACTGTATTAGCTTCTGATTATTACATTGGCGTGAGTGGTGTACTTGCTCCAATTCTTATTGGATTGCCTGCTGGTATTGATGGCGATACTTATATTGTTAAATCAGAAGCTGGAAGTACAAGTAACGTTAGCATTACACCAAATGGTGTGGAGACTATTGAAGGCCTTGCCTCTTTGACGATTGTTGCAGGGACAAATGGTAGCGTTACATTGGTATTCCGTGGCACTAATTGGAATACTGTTTGATTTAGCATTTATTTTATTTGTACACGAGGAGCCTTAGAAAGCTCCTCTTTAAAACGTAAAACTTAGGAATAGTATGGCAAGATCACAACTGACTGAATTGGCTGACGACCTCATCACTGACTCCGGATCAGTCTTGTGGTCTTTCATTAAAGGTGAACAACTTGAATTTCCTGTAACAATGAACTTTGTTGCAGATGTAACACTTGGATATACATATGAGGCAGTTGTCATTGAAGCCTTAAATGTAGTTAACTCTGATGAGAAACCAATTGCAATTCAACCTAATGGTATTCAAACAGGATTAACTGTTAGAACTCCAGTAAAGCGTGGTAATTGGGATTCAGCTTCTGCCTATAATATGGAAGAAGTTGTATACTATGGTGGAAAGTATTATAAGCTTTCTACTGGTGTTGCAAGGATTAGTGCAGTTACACCAAATAGTGATCCATTTTGGATTGAAACTACATTGAATAAGATTTATATTCAATTTCCAAGTACACTAAGTTCTACTTGGTCTGTTGCTCCTGCCGTGAACGCTTCAGTGTATGGCTTCTTTGAATTAAGAGTAACTGAACCAAACAATAGTATCTTCAGAAGAACCTGGAAACCAATTAGAGGTATGGTTGAGATTCTATTTAGTCCAACTGAATTAGTAGTAGGCTAATTACGATGGCAGATATTAAGATTATAACTGCCACTGCAAAAGAATACACAATTCCTATTGATAACACGATAAAAGAAACAGTTGTTATCGAACCAGTTATTCAAGGTAGTATTAGTGAGCCATTGATACAAGGACAACTATCTGATCCAGCATTTGAGATAGTTTTATCAAATTATGGTGAAGATTCAATCTTAGAACCAATACTATTTAAATTTAATGAAGATTTTAGTTCAGTAAATGAAGTAGTTATCCTTAACCCAAATAAAATTACCTATGAAACGCTCCAAAGCTCAGAAAGTAATTTAAAGTTAATTGGAAAAGGATTTAATGAATCTGGAATAACTAGTGATTTCATCTATTTTAATGCAAGTAAAGAAATTACTGAAACTGGAGTAGCATCTGAACAATATTTAAGTTTATTTGCTAAAGCACAAATTGATTCAAGCACTGTTTTTGAAGTATTTAGTTCTAGTGCCGTATTTAATAGAACTGTATTAGATAGTGTTTTTCCAACAGATGACGTTCTTGGCGAAGCTAATATTGATGATGATCAATATGCATTTGTTGGAAAAAGTGTGTTCGATGATCTGATTACTTCAGAAGTATTTATAACAACTAATCTTTTTAATAGAGTATTAGTTGACAATAGCATTATTTCAGAAACAATCATTAATGCATTTTCTAAAAATCTTCAAGAGACAAGTACAACATCAGAATTGTTTGCAACCACTATTAATTTTGATAGAAACTTAACAAATACCGCAACAGGCTCTGATGTTGTTATTGTAGTAGTTAGTTTTAATCCAACTTTATTAGATAATACAACAAGTACAGATGTTCTTAGTACTTTAATGTTATTTAATAGAGAGATTGCTGATTCCACAACTTCAATAGAAGACGTTTTATTTTCTATTGGTTATGGAAGAATTTTAATAGACACAACAACATCTTCAGACATCTTTTCTAATGTAACTGCTTTTAATAGAGATTTGTTTGATACTCCTTTATCAACGGATGTCATTAATACAATCAGCGACTTTAATCGAATTCCTTTAGAAACAGCAACAAGTAATGAATTATTTTCAATAAGTGCGTTTAATAAACAATTAACAGATTTTGTTAGTATTTCTGACAGTTCGTCTTTAATTCCCTTATTTGGTAGAATTGAAAATGATACTGTATATGCTAGTGATGATGTATTAGGTGCAGCAAGTATTGACGATGAACAATATGCATTTGTTGGAAAAACACTTGATATTGAATTATTAAATGCAACAGATACTACTTATCTTTTAACTGCTAAAACATTTTTAGAACTTTCAGCAACAGTAGAAAGTGGACTTATATATAATCAAGGTTACTTTGCAAATGCATATGTTACTCCGGGGTATGTTGGACAAATTCGAGTCTTCTAAGACTATCAAATTAAGGAATTTAAATGTTACAAGAAAAGATTAGTGCAACTGGTGTTGTTCAATTCGTTCTAAAAGACGAAAATGGCAATGTAAAAGATACTAGAAGTACAAATATTGTTGTTGATAGTGGATTAACATATATTGCAGCTCGTATGGCAGGTGTGACAAGTCCTGCTGCAATGGGTTGGATTGCTGTTGGTACAGGTTCGGCCAATGCTACATCACCAACTGCTGATACACAAACACTGTTAGGTGCTGAAGTTGCTCGTAGTTCTTCTGCTGTCACGATTACTACAACAACTGTTGCAAGTGATACCGTTCAGTATGTTACTACGTTTGCTGCCGGGACAGGCACTGCCGCGTTAACAGAAGCTGGTATTTTCAATGTTGTTACCGCGAATACAGCTACAATGCTTGCAAGAACAACATTTGCCGTGATCAATAAAGGTACAAATGATACCTTGACGATCACTTGGAAAATTACGATCGCTTAACTCGCTTTATTTATTAAATAGGAGGAGGCTATTATGGCTACTATAGTTACACGTGATACCGGGGCAACTGCTATAAATGGGCCTCTATCCAACACACAACTTGATAATAACTTTATCAATCTTAATACAGACGTTGTAGCTGCACTTGCTAATACTGCAGTTACGGCTGGTGCTTATACTAATACTAATTTAACCGTAGATTCTCGAGGTAGAATTACAGCAGCAGCTAATGGATCTCCAGGTGGAGTCACATCAGTAACTGCTACTGCACCTATTATATCAAGTGGTGGAACTACTCCAGCTATTAGTATTCCAGTAGCAAGTGGAACAGCGGCAGGCTATTTAAGTAATACAAATTGGCTTACTTTTAATAATAAAGCGCCTACTGCTAGTCCTACTTTTACTGGCACACTTGGGGCCGCAGCGATCACAGCCAGCACAACCCTTGGTGTCACAGGCGTCTCAACCCTAACTGGCGGCGCAGTGATCCAAGGTCTGACCGTGGGGCTGGGGGCTAATGCTGTTGCCAACAATACTGCGGTTGGTGTCGGGGCGCTGGGCGCAGCTACTCTCAGTGGGGGTAATAACACAGGAGCGGGTGCATACGCACTCAATGCTAATACTTCAGGAAATTATAATAACGCATTTGGATTTGGGGCGCTTGCTCAAAATACCACAGGGGTGTCAAATGCGGCGGTTGGGTATTTGGCGTTATACGCAAATATATCTGGTGGTTCCAATACCTCAATTGGTAACAATTCTTTGGTCGCCAGTACAGGCTCAACCAATATTGGTATAGGTTCTGGTGCGGGCTCCTCCCTAACCACAGGCAGCAACAACACAATCATAGGATCAGTTGCCGGGACTGCTGGCCTGTCGGATACTGTAATCATTGCTGCTGGTACTAATGAACGTATGCGCATTGGTAGTTCTGGTAACGTTGGTATTGGGGGTACTGCTCCTGCGGGGTTTTCTGTCGCCAGCTTAAAAAATATAACGGGTGCAGTTAACAGTTATGGTTTTGCGCTATCTGCAAGTGTATCATCAGATGTAACTTCGGCTGTTTACGGCTTTAACTCTTATATTGTTACGCAGGCCGCAGCGTTTAATTTAAGTTCTCTTGTACATTTTAACGCATCCGGGGATATTGGAGCCGGTTCATCAATTACAAGCCAATACGGTTATCTCGTTTCTTCCGGCCTTACTGGCGCAACCTACAACTACGGTTTCTACGGCGCAATAGCAGCAGGCACCAACCGCTACAACCTGTACATGGCAGGTACTGCTGATAATTACTTAGCTGGTAATCTAGGAATCGGTCGAACTGCTCCAACTTATAAACTAGATATTGGTGGTGCTGCTTTAGGCTCAATTGCAGGTAGCCAAGATAAACTTATACAACTATTCTCAGGTTCAGGAAATGCAGACTATTTGGAAATTACTAATACTAGAACTGCTACTGGAAACAATTGGTTAACTGCAGGATTTAGATTTCAACAAAAGATTGATGCTACTTGGATGGCTTGGCAGCAGTTTAATGGTGGTGCTGGTGCTGATGGTGGAATAGTTTGGGGAACTGGTTTAGATAATACTAGTGCTATTAGCATCCCTGAAAGAATGCGTTTAGATTCTTCCGGGCGTTTAAGTATTGGTACTGTTAGCTCAGGTAGTAAATTAACAGTAGCCGGACAGATAGAATCCACACTAACTGGTTTCAAGTTCCCAGATGGTACCGTTCAAGCAACTGCTGCTACAGGTGGAGGAGCTTGGGAAAAAATCACTGCGAATACTACTGCAACTACTAAAAAACAGTATGTAACAGATACTACTGCAGCAGCATTCACAGTCACTCTACCAGCTAGTCCAGCAGCAGGCGATTACGTTTACTTTATGGATGCAGGAAATTGGGCAACTAATAACTTAACTGTAGCACGTAATGGTAGTACAATTGAAGCTTCTACTACCGATTTAGTATTTGATGTTAAAGGCTTAATGGTTCAATTGATTTATGATGGAACTACTTGGCAGGTTATGTCAAATATTGGCCCACAGGGTCCAATAGGTCCGATTGGGCCCCAGGGTCTAGCAGGTACTCCCGATCTGAATATAGTTACTACAACTACTCAGACTGCTGTAGCTTATAATCAATATGTTCTAACTAATGTGGCAGTATCTACACTGACATTACCAGCAAGCCCTGCAGCCGGAGATATTGTTTGGGCAACTCCAGGTAATGGTCTTCTTACAAATATCTTGGCTAGAAACGGTAATAATATAATGGGAACGGCAGAAGATATGATACTAGATAACGCAAACGCAAATTATCAAATGCGATATATTAATGCCACCCTAGGCTGGAGAATAATGTAATGACATATGCAGCACAATTTGCAGGACGCCAAATAGCTATTGGCGAAAGTATTACACTTAACCATAGTTCAAGTCAAGTTACTATTAATGGACAAATCTTCTTACGCGCAGGAGTTCTTGATACTGTAGCAGGTTATGAAACCTCATTAGCTTCTAATCCAGGTTTAGGAGCAATTGTATCAAATACTGGTGTTTATAGCGCTACAACATCGACGGCTACAGTACTTAGACCTTTTGTATTAGGTGCAGGAACTACAACATTTATTGTAACTCCTAATATTTCTGCAGCAAATAATATATCTTATAGAACCTCAAATTTAACTGGACCTATCAGCTCAGACGCTGGAATGTCTAGTAGTTATGCCATATGGGATGCGATAGCTGTTCCTGCTGCTACCCCCTATATATTCATGTCGGGATATAATGGTCCTGCAGGGTATAATTGTATTATGGCTATATCAGGTGCTAGTCCTACTACTCTCATTGTATTGGGTTCAACTGGTGCTACCAACTGGACTGCATTAGCTAGTAAACCCGATGGGTCTTTAGTAATAGGTAGTAAGACTACTATTGACAATGCGTCTACTACAATGTTTAAGTGGACGCCAGCCGGAGGTCCAACTCTTGTCACTACTACTATAACAGGATCAATATATATTCCACTTTTATTGACCTGGTCAATAGCCGCCTCAAAATTTATTGTTATTGGAGGTAACGGGGAATATGGAACTAGCACTGACGGTATCGCTTGGGTTAAATTAGGTACGACAATAGCTGGATTACCTGGCAATATAGATGTAGGTAATGGTGGTATATGGGGTCAAAGCGCATTATGCGCAAATTCTACAAATGCGACTGTTATGCTTGCGCGCAATAGCGTAAGTCCCTTTGACTGGTATATTATACGCACAGCAAATGGAGTAACTTTTACAGCTACTAGTTTTGCAAGTCTAGGACTTTACCCAGGAGCGCAAGTTGATTTAACTCAGAGTGCTGTGTCTACTTCAACTAGAATAACAGTTATTAATAATGTATTTTATATATACCGAGATAATGGTTCAAGTAATATGGTAAGTCCTGCTATTTATTCATCTACTGACGGGATAACTTGGACACCTCTTGCCCCTATTTTAGTCTCTGGAATGGCAGCGGGTTCAACTAATATAACATTTTTAGGTACTATTAGCAGCAGTAGCAGCCCTTTTATGTTATTTAATACTTTAAATAGCGCAAATCCCAATAATAATTTTACAACGCTTCCAGGATTAGCTGCAACTCATGTGGGACGTACGGATTCTACACTTAACCAATATATAAGGGTAAAATAATGGCATTATATACAATACCTTCTACCGGTCCTGGTGTAGGGGCTGTAAAGAGCGTTCAACGTGGATCTTATACACCACCAAATGGCGGAAGTAGTTATTCTATATCTATTAGTGCTATTAACCCCGCTAAATCACTAGTATTTTTATACGGCGGATATGCTGCTGGGGGTGCAAGTGCCAGTATTGATCCTACGCCACAATCACTAACTAGTACTGTACTTACAGTTTATGGGCCCTTTTATTATGGTAGTATGTGGACGGGGTTTGGTGGGTATTGGCAAATAATTGAATATGTTTAAGGAATAATATGACAAATTATGCACAATTAAATGATAACAATATTGTAGTTGGAGTAACTCAAGCTGCCGGTATTATAGATTTACCAAACATGATAGAAATTGCAGAATATGACATTGTCATGCTAGGTAAAAAATATGAGAACAACGTATTCGTTGATGGACCCGCTGTAGTATTACCTAGTATTATTACTAAGTTAGCACTCCTAAATCGCATGACCGATGCGGAATTTATCGGCATCATTAATGCTGCCAAAACTAATGCGGAAGTAGAGCTCTGGAAAACTAGATTCGATGCTGCTACTACAATTGACTTGGCTGATGGTAGCAGAGTAGTTGCAGGATTCCCGATGTTAGTAACCAAAGGTTTACTCACCCAGGAACGTGCTGCTAAGATTCTAACTGATCCTATTCAGCCTAACGAAAGATAACTTATGACTCAGTTAAGTGCATTAGTACAAGGTAGTGGTAAAACTGCCATAGATAAGAGAAGTTACATAGCTACCGCAGGGCAGACAATCTTTGCGGTAACTTATTCCCCTTCATTTGTAGAAGTATACCAGAATGGTGTACATTTAAATGCTACAGACTATACTGCAACTACGGGAACTTCGATTACATTAGTGGTAGGTGCTGCACTTAATGATGAGATCGAAGTACTTGGATATTTAAATGATGCATCTATTGTAGCTACATATGCAGGTGCAACAGCACCTTCTTTACCTATAGATGGTACCGTCTGGTATGATACTACAGATGGCTCTTTATATGTTAGGATGACAGGTGCTTGGATTGAAGCTTCTCAGGCAGGTGGTGGAGCTGTAGGCCCGGTAGGGCCAGGAGGCACTCTTGCTAGTATAACCGGATTAGGTGCTAATGTATCTACTTTCCTAGCTACCCCCAATAGTGCTAACTTACTTGCAGCAGTGACAGATGAAACAGGTAGCGGCTCCTTAGTATTTAGTACTACTCCTACACTCACTAGACCAGTAATTTCTGGATTTATTGAAAGTGTAGTAGTCAATGGCACAGTAGGAGCTACAGCTACATTAGCTATTTCAGCGGGTACAGTTTTAACTGCTACTCTTACCACAGCGACTGCATGTACATTTACTATGCCTACAGTTGCAGCCGGAGCTTCATTTACTTTAATCTTAAAACAACCTACTACAGGTACACCAACTACAGCAACTTTTACTAATGTTAAATGGGGTTCTTCAGGCGCACCGATTGTAACTGCTGCAGTAAATAAAATGGATATATTTTCATTTGTTTCTGATGGTACTAATTGGTATGGATCAACGGCACAGGGATTTACATATTGATATGTTAAGCTCATTTAGAACGTTCTTTGCCATTCTTAAATCGATTGGCAATGCAGCATTATCTTTAGACTTTACTACAGGCATTTTAGATCCTAAAATTACGTTTGCGCGTGATACTACGGGTACTTATGTAGGTAGTAATGGGCTAATTCAAACTGCTGCAATTAATATTCCCCGCTTTGATTATGATCCTGCTACACTAGCGATGCGCGGACTTCTAGTTGAAGATGCACGTACTAATGTCTTATTATATAGTCAGTCGTTTGGTACTGCCCCATGGGTACTAAATGCGGCAACGGTTAGTGCTTCTGGTACAGCACCAGACGGTACCACAGCTACACTACTGACTGATACTACTGCGGGTGGTTATGTATATCAGGGTTTCACTACTTCTGCTAGCATATATTCAACTTCGGTGTATGCAAAAGCCGGCACCTCTACTACGATAAGTGTTAGTCTAGCAACATCTGGTTATGGAGCCGGCATTAATTGTACGTTTGACTTGACAAACGGTGCTGTTGGAACCATCTTAACATATGGTGGAGCCGGTAACCAGAATGCTTATATTGAGAATGCCGGAAATGGTTGGTATAAATGTACTGTTGTGACATCTTGTGCTGCGTCTACTACATATTATTCTACCTGTTTAATTCCAGGTGCCAGTTCAACTGTATATATATGGGGCATGCAAGCGGAACTTGGTGACACCTCAAGCTCATATATTCCTACTACTACGGTAGCTGTTACACGTGGTATTGACATCGCAGAAGTCAACTCGATCTCGTCCTTCTACAACTCTGAAGCCAGCACGTTGTTTTTCCAGGGTATACCTACGGCTACACTACTAAGCCCATTACAAAACTGTGTTGCGCTGCACGATAAGTCTTATACAGGGCCGCTTAGCAATGGTGCCTTCCAGAACCGAATGAACCTTGCTCGCTATTATTTCGGTGCAGGCATTGGAGTTGTTACCGCTCAGGGTACCAACACGCTACTAGACATAGAACCGATCTGGCCAGCGTTCACGCTCGGTAAGATAGCTATGTCTAATACTAGAAATAAACAGCTATCCTGCTGCAATGGAACAACATCTGGTTCTAATACCTCAGTAAGTATCCCTAATCCGGCTACTACTCTTACTATAGGTAGTCGTCCGGTCGACAACCTATTTGCATGGAGAGGACGAATTCAGAAGGTTGAGTATTATAATACTGCCATGAACGAGGCACAGTTAAAAGCCATCACAGGTGGTTGGGTCGAGACCGATCCTTACTGGAATAACGTTAGCTTATTACTTCAAGCAGATGGTCCTGCGAATACACGTAACAACAATGTATTTTTAGACGGTAGTGTCAATGCTGTTGCAATAACGCGCAATGGAAAAGTTACTCAAGGCTCCGTCAGTCCCTTTACTAAAACGTATCCATACGACGTAAATCTTGGAAGTGGTTCGATGTATTTTTCTGGAGGCACTTCAGATTATCTTACATTGCCAGCGAGTTCAACTTGGGCATTAGGCACTACTGGTACTATAGAAGCTTGGCTCTATTGTACTTTAGGCGGTCAGGTTAACCAACGATTCGTTAGTATAACTAACTCTGGTTCCGCTATTGATTTATTTTTAGATAGTAGCAATAGAGTTTCGTTTGTAGATACTACTGGTAATGCAGTTGTGTATTGTACTAGTGCAATATCTTTAAATACTTGGGTTCATGTTGCGTTTGTTTTAAATGCCGGAGCCGTTTCTGTTTATTATAATGGCGTACTTCAAACACTAGCCGGTGGAACTACAACTGGATATAATTATAATAATGCTAATGCGTTATGGATTAGTGGAATTCCAGGATATAGTGGATACACATGGAATGGATATATCTCTAATTTACGCATAGTCAAGGGAGTAGCAGTATATACCGGTGCATTCACGCCCCCAACTGCGCCGCTTGCAAAAACACAAGTTGCTAATGCTATATCGAATATTGGTGCTATTACTGAAACAGTACCAACTAATGTTATAGCTTCTATTGTAGATTACCTAGTAGTTGCTGGTGGAGGTGGAGGTGGGGGCTCACTAGCAGGTGGTGGTGGTGGTGGAGGACTACTAGCAGGCTCTAATTTAGTAGTTGGTACGGGTACACCTATTACCGTTACTGTAGGTGCTGGTGGATTAAAAGGTACAGGGCAGGGTAGTCATGGGTCTAATGGAGGTAGTTCTACATTTGCTACTATTACTACAGTAGGTGGTGGTGGTGGTGGTGCATATAATGGATATACTCTTACTGGAAATGATGGTAACGTAGGTGGTTCTGGCGGTGGTGCAGGTAGTTCAGAAGTTGCACAAACACATAATGGCGGTGCAGGAACAGATGGACAGGGATACGCAGGAGGTTCTACACTAGGACGCAATACTTATAACTCAGGCGGCGGCGGTGGAGCAGGGGGTGCAGGTTCGCCCGGTGTTGCTGCAGGCGGGGGCTTTGGCGGTGTTGGTCTAACATCAAGTATTACTGGAACATCCACGTATTATGCTGGCGGAGGGGGTGGTGCAGGGTATGGGGCTATTGCCGGACAGGTAGCTGGTGTAGGAGGTTTAGGCGGTGGGGCCAGTGGTGAATCTGTAACTAATACTGTGGCACCAAATGGTATTGCTAATACTGGCGGTGGCGGTGGTGGTGGTTGTTATGTTTATGCCGGCACCGGTTCAGGAGGCACAGGAGGGGATGGAGTCGTAATCATACGTCATCTTAGTACAGAACCGGTTGCAATTACCACAGGATCCCCAGTAGTAACTACTTCTAACGGATACCGCATTTATAAATTTAACACTAGTGGTACTATTCAATTTTCAATTAGCCCTACTCCTACAGCTATACCTTTTAGCCTAGAATCACTAGTCGTAGCAGGCGGTGGCGGTGGTGGTGGATCACACGGTGCAGGCGGTGGCGGTGGTGCAGGCGGATTAGTATACCATCCCAATAAAACCGTTGCTTTTGGTGCTGGCATACCAATTATTATCGGTGCTGGTGGCCAGGGCGGGAGATATTATGCTGCTTCAACAACTGGAAGTTATGGCACAACTAATAACTCGCACGGATTTGCAGGAGGCAATAGCGTATTTGGAGATATAATAGCGCAAGGTGGTGGTGGAGGCAACGAAGCATTCTACACTGACAGCGTATATAAGAATGGTGGTAGTGGAGGCGGCGCTGGCGATTACTATTTTGGAGTTGCAAACCCTGGAGCATCTAGGGGTGGTTTAGCAACTCAAACAAATAGCGGTGGTGGAACTGGATATGGCTTTCCCGGAGGTAGTAGAGGTCCCGGAGGGCCAACTACAGCTGAAGATTCTAGTCATGCGGTTCCTCATGAGGGTTCCGGTGGCGGTGGCGCTGGTGGAACTGCTACTGGAGGCGGATCATCAACAGCAAGCAATGGCGGCATTGGACGTTATTATCAGCAATTCACCAATGCTGGATTTCCTGCTGGTTGGTTTGCAGGTGGTGGCGGCGGAGGATATTATACAAACGGTCCAATTACGCCAACTAATATTCCAGGTTCTAACACTGGTGCAAAAGGTGGTGGCGGGCGAGGGAGAGACGGTGCTTCTACTAATGCTACTGTAGGTGTTGCAAATACTGGTGGTGGCGGCGGTGGCGGATCTGGGAACAATACTGCGCCCAATGCTCCAGATGGCGGTTCAGGTATTGTTATTCTTAGGCATTTAGACCTTTTCCCTATAGCTACTACAACGGGATCCCCTACAATTGTGACCTCAGGTGGTTATACCACGTACACTTTTACATCGAGCGGCACAATAAAATGGGGCACTAGTCCTACAGGTTTATTACTTAATGGTGCTAATGCCGCAATTGTTGATACTACTGGTAACAATATATTAGAAACAGTCGGTGATTCTCAGATCAGTACTGCAGTTAGACAGTATGGTACAGGTAGTTTGAAGTTTGATGGTACTGGTGATTATTTGTCTACACCTGCTACGCCTGCACTTGCTTTTGGAAGTGGAGATTTTACGATTGAAGGCTGGGTTTACGCTAATGCACTTAATTCGTATAACGGAGTATTTGCACAATGGCCTGCTAGCGATGGTAGTGCGAGTAATTCCTATGTCTTGGAGTCAGTTGGTTCAAGTATGAACTTTTACTGGGTTTCTGGGGTAACACTATACGGCCCTGCAACACTTGGGACAATCACAACAGGGTCATGGATTCATTACGCTATTTGCAGAAGTGGTAACACTTTGTATCCATTCAAAAACGGCGTTTTAGGAACAACTGTATCAATTACCCAAACATTGAACAGTCCCACATCTGCTATAACTGTTGGAGGTGCAGTGGCAGCGGGTGGCCATTGGAATGGCTACATCGATGACCTACGCATTACAAAGGGTGTAGCACGATACACAGCGGCGTTCACGCCTCCTGTAACAGCGCTTCCTTTTGTACCACAGCTAGTTGCTCCAGTAGCAGCTAGCGCTATGCCACTCGCAATAGAAACATTAGTAGTTGCAGGTGGAGCAGGCGGCGGCGGTTGGGGTGGTGGTGGTGGAGCGGGCGGTTTAATCCATAATCCATTATATACTGTAACATCTGGATCTTCATACGTAATCACAGTCGGTGCCGGAGGCATTGCAGGCACTACATCATACTCAAGTGGAGGCGACGGTAGTTACTCTAGGTTTGGCACCATGACTTCGGTTGGCGGAGGCGGGGCTGGACATTATCAAGGATTTGCTGGTAGATTTGGGGGTTCCGGCGGCGGAGGCGGTGGTCATAGTATTGTGTCAACTCAAGTTGGCGGCTATGGAATCATTGGGCAAGGCAACGCCGGTGGAACTTCTGGTGGTTATGATAATTCTAATTATTATGGCTCAGGGGGTGGAGGAGGTGCTAGTGCTGTAGGTACAAATCATTCTGGGTATACTGGTGGTGGTGGTGGTATTGGTACTGCTTATAGTATTAGTGGTATACCAACGTACTATGGTGGTGGTGGTGGTGGGCATACACCAACAGCTGGATACGGCATAGCAGCGGGTGGTGGCGGTGGTGGCGGTGCAGGTGGTTGTTACTATAGCAACATATCTGCAGTATCAGGTACCGCTAATACTGGTGGTGGTGGTGGCGGTGGTTACTATGGCATTGGTGCTGGAGGTTCAGGAGTAGTAATCATACGTTACCTTGACACCTATCTACCAGCTTCAGCCACTACAGGTTCTCCAACTTATACAGTAGTTAATGGCTATCGTGTTTATAAATTTACTGCTTCAGGTTCAATAACTTTCTAAGGATAGTATGGCAATATCATTACCTTCAAGCCCTACAGTTGGGCAAACTTATACTTTAGGCAGTAAAATTTGGACATGGAATGGTACAGCATGGAAGTTACCTAGTACCACTAGCACACTTTCAGTGCTGTACGGTGGTACTGGATTAACTTCCGCCGGTACTTCTGGTAATCTTCTTACTAGCAATGGTACAACCTGGATTAGCACGACTCCTGCGACTCCTGCACCAGGGATTTCAACAGGTAAAGTCATTGCAATGGCAATGATATTTGGAGGCTAACATGGCAGCACCTAATATTGTAAATGTCACAAATATTACAGCAGGACTATCATATGTAGCGCCTGCAAATACAACTGCTAACGTAGTGGTATCAAATGCAGCATCATCTGCCTCAGTAATTAAAATTAACTCTCTTACTTGTACTAATGTATCTGCAAGTGCTGCAACAGTAACCGTATCAGTTACTAGCAGTGCTGCAGGTGCTGGTACTGCCTATAGATTAGCGTATCTTATTTCTATTCCTGCTGCAAGTTCACTACAATTAATTGATAAAGGTAATTTTGTATATCTTACCGAAGATAAAAGCTTAGTTGTGACTAGTGGAACTAGTGCTGCTATTGAATACATTACAAGTTACGAAACGATTAGCTAACCATGTCTAAGTTTAATGCTAAATTAGTAAATAGCAGTGCCCCCAGTAGTAAAATAGGTTTGGTAAGTATTTCTGATTTATTACAAATACCTATGAGTGTTGAATACCTAGTAATAGCAGGAGGTGGTGCAGGTTACTCTGGTTTTGGTGGCGGAGGCGGTGCCGGAGGTTTATTAAACGGAACTTTAATAATATCTACCGGGACTAATTATGCTATTACCATTGGGGCTGGCGGTACTACTGGTGGCAGTCAAGGTGTAAATAGCGTATTCTCTACTTTAACAGCATATGGTGGAGGCAACGGTAGTAATGGATACGCTTTTTCTGGCGGTAGTGGTGGCGGTGGTTGGTATCGGGGAGGTACAGCAATTCCAGGCCAAGGTTATGCAGGAGGACTAAATGGAGAACAATACTCAAGTGTAACGGGAGGAGGTGGAGGTGCTGGAGGTGTTGGGGCAGGTACTGCGCGTGGTTACAATCCTGCCGCAAACTCGTATAATTATTGTGGCGCTGGTGGTGCAGGAAAAGAATGGCCCGTTGGTTCAGGTACCTATTATGCTGGCGGAGGTGGTGGAGGTTGCAGTAATGATTTTATTTTTGCATACGGTGCTGCAGGAGGAACTGGTGGAGGAGGTGCCGGAGGACAGAGTGCTGGGGGTTATCAAAGTGCTGGTGATGCAGTCGCAGGTACAATAAATACAGGTAGCGGTGGAGGTGGTGGGCCTACAGGAACTACTACAGGTGGATCAGGAGTAATAATTATTAGATATATAGATAAATACGCTCCTGCTACTACTACTGGATCTCCCACAATAACTACTGCTAGCGGTTATAGAACGTATAAGTTCACTGCTTCAGGTTCAATTACATTTTAAGGAGAGAAAATATGTCTCATTTTGCACAAGTAGTTGACGGCATCGTTACTAACGTAATTGTAGCGGATCAAGACGTCATCGACTCGGGTCTATTTGGCACAAGCTGGGTTCAAACTAGTTATAATACATATGGCGGCGCACATCCAGAAGGTACACCTTTACGTAAGAATTACGCGGGTGTAGGCTATACGTACGATTTAGTCAGGGATGCTTTTATTCCTCCGAAACCATATCCAAGCTGGTTACTTAATGAAGATACATGTCTGTGGGAAGCTCCGCTACCTCGACCAACTGACAGTAACATTTATACTTGGAATGAAACCACAGGGACTTGGGTAATTATGAATCTCATTCCTGTTACACCAACATGACCACCAAAGCTAAATTATTAACAGCGGTACCTAATGCACTAGATCAATCAGGCAGTTATCTTAATTTAAATGCCACAGCAATTACTACTGGGACAGTTTCCGCTACAAGTATTACTACCACAGGTGGTATGGGTATTGGAACTGCTTCTCCGACTAGTAAACTTACTGTTGTGGGACAAATAGAATCTACTACTAGTGGCTTTAAATTTCCAGACGCTACAATTCAAGTAACTGCTGCAACAGGTGCACCAACTCTAATTATTGTTACTGCCACCACTCAAACAGCTACTGCGGGAAATCATTATGTATTAACTAATGCTTCCGCATCTACAATAACATTACCAGCCAGTCCTATTGCTGGAAATTTGATTTATATTACCTCAGGTAATGCACTATCTACTAATGTAATTGCGTATAATGGAAATAAAATAATGGGATTATTAGAAAATCTTACAATAAATACCACAGCTTATATTACATTACAGCTTAGATATATTAATACAACTCTAGGGTGGATCACATTATGAGTAATTTAACTCAATTTACAACAGGTGGGGTAAAGTCAATACAATCCGGTTCATATTCAACGTCAAACGGTGGTTCTAGTACAGCTATATCAATTAGTACGGTTAATCCGCTTAAATGTATGGTTATAGTTAGCGGTGGGTACTTTGATATTACTCCCAATAGCATGCTTAATCCAATGATTATTCAAGCCCAACTTAGTTCAATAGCGGCTACTGTTCTTACTTTATATGGGCCATTTTATAGGAATTCCAGCTATTGGATGAGTTCTTCAGCTAACTGGCAATTAATTGAATATTATTAAATAATCATTATGAATATTAAAATTAGAAAAAACGGAGGATCCAATGGATTCGGTACCACGGCTTTTTGATTTTGTTTTATCAATTTTAGGTGTTCTTGGAGGCTGGTGGATGAAAGTAATGTGGGAAACTTTAAAGGATCTCCAAACTGCTGATCGACAGCTTGCTGAAAAACTATCATCTATTGAAGTTTTAGTTGCAGGTAACTACGTCAAACGAGAAGAGTTTGATAAAATAGCAGATGCAATATTTAAGAAATTAGATCGCATCGACGATAAACTCAGTAACAAAGCTGATAGATAATGGAACCAAAAATGAAATTAACAGTAACTGATAAGGTAATGGTACCCGATAAAATGATGGCACCTGATATGATAGTACCAGAAGTTGTATTGACACCTGTTTCAATGGTTTCAGTAGCTCCAATCCAAACCGTAACTGTAAGTACTGCTTTTGTGAATAGAAATCCATCAAGTTGGTTCATTTCAGAAGAGAATGATATTATTACTGCAAAGAATAATGATTCATCTGAAGTTTTTGTTGGAACTATTGAAGAATTTAATATTAAATTGAGAGGTTAATTATGGCCGTAGTAAACGCTGCCCAAGCTGCAGTTAAGACAGTTGCAGACCCAAATGCGTCGTATGAATCATTGAAACCCCTTTGGAACAAAAGTAGGGCTGTGTGTAGTGGGGAGCGTTTTGTAAAGGACTTTGATGGTATTGTTGATACAATTAGTTTTAGCAATCTATTGATTCCTTTCTCGCCCAGTATGTCTCAACAGCAATATAATTTTTATAAAGCAGAAGCAGAGTTACCGGGTATTACTGCACAGTTTTCTAAAATGATTGTTGGTGGTCTATTACGTAAAAAGCCTATCCTTGAATTACCAGATTCAGCTCCCCAAGAAGCTTATGATTGGATCATGAATGAATTTGGAAGAGATGATAGTTCCATGTCATCTTTTTTAGATGCTGCTCTTTGGGAAGAAGTACAAACAAGTCGTGCTTGGGTGTTTGTGGATTATCCTTCTGTAGCTAATCCAGAGACACTGACTACTTCGGAAAAGTTACTTTTTAAGCCTTACCCTATTTTACATAAGGCAGAAACTATTGTAAATTGGAGAGTAAGAGATAATGAGTATGGTAAAACAATCTTAGATAGAGTTATTGTTCGTGGTTATAAAGAAGAATATAATCAGAATGAGTTTCATCCTACATTTAAAGATACTGTTTGGGTTCATGAACTAGATGAATCAAATCAATATCAAATTAGAATCTTTCAAAGACTTGATAGCGTAACAAATGTTCCTATTATTGCAGGACAACAGATTAAACAACCTAGTCAAAATAAAGCACATTTTGAATTAGTTGAAACTTTAACTAATATTCTTGCAAATGGTGAACGTCTTACCATGATTCCTGCTTGGCCTTTGAATGGTAGTATTGATGCAGTAGAACCAATGCTATCACCGATTATTGATAAGGAATTAAGCCTTTACAATAAGCTAAGTAGAAGGAACCATTTATTATATGGTGCATCTACCTATACACCTGTTATTATCTCTGATATGTCAGATGATGACTTTCAGAATATTGTTGATTCTGGTTTAGGTACTTGGATTAGGTTACGTCAAGGTGATGATGCTAAAGTATTAGAAACACCTACAGCAGCTCTTCAGGATATGGATAGAGCCATTGCAGCAACTATTGAAGAGATGGCTAAGTTAGGTATCAGGATGCTAACACCTGAAACTGCTCAGTCTGGTGTTGCTTTAGAAATTAGGAATGCTGCACAAACAGCTCAGTTAGGTACTCTTAATACTAAAGTTAGTGCTATCTTAGCTCAAGTTATTGCATTTATGATTAACTGGAGATATAATACAGAATTAAAAGTCTATGATGTTAAATTTAGTCTTTCTGCTGACTTCAATCCTACGCCATTAGGTGCGGATTGGTTAAGACTTACAACTGAATGGTATCAACAAGGATTAATCCCTAGATCTGTTTGGTTAATGATTCTTAAGCAAAATGATATCTTACCTCCTGACTATGATGATGAGAGTGGTAAAGTTGAAATAACCGAAGATGCTGCAGCTGCAATGACAGCAAACGGTTCAGATCAATATGCTAAACAACTACAAGATCAGCAAGTTTAATAAGGAAATTAAATGCCATTAAAAAAGGGATACTCGCCAAAAACAGTTTCTTCTAATATTGGCAAAGAAATGAAATCGGGAAAACCACAAAAGCAAGCTGTGGCTATTGCATTAAGTGTTGCTAAAGAAGCAAAGAAGAAAGTTAAACAATCAAAGGCGTAACATGCTATCCAATGCTAATACCAAAATTTACGATAGGACTCTTGATCGTGCCGCAATGATTCGGCTTTATGAGCGTCGTGTAAATAGTAAGATATCGTTAGTATTGGATGGCCATGAAGTCCGATTAGATAAACTTATTAAAAATGCTACGGCATCTCAAAAGGGCTTTGAGACACTTAGAGAAGCAGTTGATCAAGAGCTACAAGCTACATTTAAAGAAACCTTTAACACATCAAAGAGATCTTTATTAGATTTAGTTTCTGATCAACTTTCTTTTACCTATCAAACTATTGAAACATCAATGGGAAAGATCTGGAAGGCAGAAAGACCTCCAGTACGTATTGCTGAAGATGTAGTTCTTAATCAGCCTTTATTTGAAAACAAAACATTAGCTGCTGGTTGGGCTAGCGTAAGTATTAATGAAAAGAAACGTATTGATGCCACAATCAGACGTGGTATTGCTACTGGAATGACAGTTGATGAAATTGCTTTAGAGGTAAGAAAAACTAATATTTATAATATCAGTAGAACTCAGTCTAAAGCACTTGTCATTACTGCAATTACATCGGTAACGGCTCAAACAGATCAAGCAATCTATAAAGCAAATGAGAAAGCCTTAACCGGTTGGCAATATGTTGCAGTCCTAGATTCAAGAACAACTTCCTTATGCGCACATAGAGATGGAACGATTTATCCAACAACTGACACAGTACATTTACCTCCTGCACACTTTCATTGTAGATCTACTACAGTTCCTGTTTTTAAATCATGGGAAGATATTGGTAAATTAGAAGGTGTATCACAAGTTAGACGTAGAAACTTAAAAGGATTATCTGACGCTGAAATTCAGTTTTATGATGGCCTAACGCCAATGAGAGAGTCGTATAACACTTGGCTATTACGACAACCACAAGATGTAAAAATTAGACATCTTGGTGATTATCAGAAAGTTGAATTATTTAACTCAGGTCAACTAACTTTAGATAGATTTACAAATCCAGAAGGTAATTCAATTGGTATTAAAGAATTACGTACATTGTCTGATAGTAGTTATACATTACCAAACGATACACGTAAATTTGCAAAAGCAAAAGAGAAGTTAGATGCTATGCAACTAGGTGCATCTACTCCTGATGATTTTATTTCTAATTCTAAATTAAAACAAACATTAATTGATTATTATCTTCTGCAATCTGGTGAGTTAGATGGTACACTTTCTTTAACAAATTATAGAGGCACCTTACTAAATGTAAAGAGAGGTGTAAAGAATAGAGTATTAGCAAATCCACCTAGAGAGGATCAGCTTAAGTTTAATCCAATTACTTCTAGATATGAAGATGTAAGACTTTATCAACCTAATCCTAGTGTGTTAACTAATAATTTAAGACTTATTGAAACTAGTGATAAGTTATTAGAAGATGACAAAACATTTATTAACTCTGTTATTAATACGTTAGCAGATAAAATGAGTGTTAATGAGCAAGCTGTTGTTGCTGATAATTTAAGAATTATTTTTGGTAGATACCGAGATAATAAAGAGATTTGGACTAATTTTAAAGCTGTTGTTCAGAGTCAAATCAAGTTCGATATCATGAACGTTTCTGATTCAATTGAAACACAAATTAGAAAGAATTCTGATTTTTTAAAGAAGCTATTACAAGATAGTTACTTAGATCCAGTTCTTGGTCCCACTCAGTTACAAGACTTACATGATAACTTCATTCCTAATATTCTTGCTAAGAATAAATGGGAAGATACTGTTGCACCAAAGATAGCGTTAGAACTTAGAAATGTCTTTGATAGAAAAATTCCATTACTGATAAGTAGTAGAATTTCAGATAGAGATTTACAACAGTTCTATTTAAGATTTGCACATCGTCTTAGTTTAGCAGATACACCAGATAGAGATCAATTTGCAGTAGCTCTCGGTCGTGACTTGTATAACTTAGCAAATGTAAATGGATATCGTCGTACCTGGTATGAATTAGGCTCTAAGCTATTAGAAGCAAAGAATGTGAGTAAGTTCTTTGAAGTAGAGACTTTTGGTGTGCAGAAAAGAAGAATGAAGAGTCGTTTGAGTAATAGTTACTTTGGTCCATACTACGATACATTATCTTATAATATCCGTGTTACCGATCCTAGAATTCAGGAATACTCTAAACTCACTCGTAAAGTTGAAGTTGGATTAAGAGTTAGTGTAACAGAAGATAAAAATAAATTAGTCTTTAGAGAAGGTTATAAAACATATTTTATTGATCAAGGTATCTTTGGTTATGAGGATACTCGTATTCCAATTACCTCTACTTCTAGCTTTAGCGATTTTCCAGAAGAGTTTGTTGATAAGAATTTAATAGATGCATTAAATTGGGCTTCAAAAACTAAGTATCGAATAGATAAAGACTATTTTGATTTCACACAAAAATTGCTGTACTTTGAAGATGATAGAGGTCAAGCAAAGAAGTATAATGATTTGAATGAATATAGAAAATATATTGCAAATCGCGGTGATGCCTATGAACGATTCAAAGCAATGGAGTGGTTACGTAAAGATGATACTGCCTTTAGTAACCATCCTTTTATCGATCATAGAGCGAGAATTTATGATAGAGGTCTTATTAGTCCTCAATCAGGCGAGACATTCAGACCATTTTTAAATACAGCTGAAATTAAAAAGTTTAGTGTTGATGACTTCGGTAACTTACAAGATCAAGTTGGTGCATTCTTAGGTGGATTAAGCGATCATTTTGAAGGTAAGTTTAATTCACTAACTGTTACAGGTAGACAAAAAATTGCAGTAAAATGGCGACCAGAGCTGGTTAAACTTGGCAATAATATGCTTCGTAAGAAACCAGCAGACTTACGTGCTATTTTAGATTCAGAGATTTTTTCTAAAGTAGATGGTGAAGAGTTAAATAAATTTCTACGATTTGCTTTAGAGATAGCAAAGATAGATAATTATTTAGAAGGTAGTTATACTGCTAAGAACTTGTTAAAGTTAAAAGACTATGAAATCGCATTAGCGTTAGAGCAAGATGCTTCTTCTTCTGGTGCACAAATTATTGCATTAACGACTAAGAATAAACAACTTGCAGAACTAAGTAATGTAGTCCCTACTTCCCAAAAGAAAAGACTATATGACGAAATTGCTAGCTCAACATTTAATGATATTAGATTTAGAAAGTTAAATGAAAAGTTAGGCTTATCTGAAAAAGATTTAAGGAAGGCTGCTAAAGCACAGAATATGGTAACCTTCTATGGTGCCGGTGAAAGAACAGGTGCATTGAATGTAGAAGGAAAGCTTTCTAAAATCTTAGGTAAAGATGAAAATGTCTTAGTTGTAAAAGCATCTGATAGAGAGATTGTATTAAACGAAATCTCTGCTAGAATAGCACGATTTGAGAAGTTTGATATGGATACTGCAAATGAATTAAGAGTTCTCAGAGAAAATGTAAAAGATATTTTTAATAAGGGTCTTGATCCTGGTGATGACATAATGGAACAATTATATTTCTTAGATCCAGCAACTAGAGACTTAGTTGAGAAGATGACTAGGTCATATGATAAAATTGTTACACCAGAGGACTTTAAAAATATTGCAAAGATAATGAGTGAGTACTTAAGTGAGCAAGTTCCTATCTTGAAAGATTTCACTAAGTATTTTGGCAGGCTTGCAGAAGATTTTATCATTAACGCAAAACCTTCTGATAGTGATTTTGATTGGAAGACAATTGCTAAGATCTCTTTGTTAGGTCAAAAGAAAAAAGGTTATGTTTTACCTGATTCAGTTAGTCGTCTTTTAGGTTTAAAAGCTAATGAAGCTGTTAGTGAAAAGATATTAAAGCGTTTTGGCTTTTGGGAACCAAATGGAACGCTCAGTGATATTATATATGGAGTTAAAGCAGCAGAGACAAGACGTACTGGTGGAAAGTACTTAAAAGTTGATTTATTAGAAGTTAAAAATCTAAATGAATTAGAAATCTTTTATGCTAATAAACTACCAAAAAGCTGGACAAATATTCCTTGGGTAAATTTTGATGGAAAGACAATTGAACAGAATTTTACCCAAACATTTGAAGAGCGATTAACGTATAGAGATAAAGATGGAAATTGGACTACTAACATTCTTCAAATCCCACAAAAGACAGAGGCTACTTGGTGGCAACAAGTTATTAATAAGTCTGGTAAGATAAATGATATTGCAGACTCAGGTAAGGCAAGAACTGCTTTTGCTGTTAATGGTAATCATTCTAATGATGCTGTTATTGTTAAACAATTTCATTTATGGGGTAAAAAGAATAAGGTACCTACTTCTACAATCCATGATGCTTTCTTTGCAAATGCAACGGACATGTTACCAGCAAGACAAGCACTAAGAGAAATCTATGCTGAAATGTTAAATAACAATGTTATCTTAATGACCTTAAATGAGATGAAAGCAAGAGGACTCCCTCCTGCATTATATGATAAATATCTAAATGAAGCTATTGATATTGGACTTATTCCAGTTCCTGGTAGGTCTCGTGTTGGTGGAAAACTTCTTAAAGAATCTGATATCTTAAAGAAGGAAGATATTTTAAAAAAGGTTCCTCCAGGGTTTGTGACTGATTTTAGTTGGTATGGTGTTGGTTAAGCCAACCCGTTAAATTAACCCAGGTGTGATTTACATAAATTCACCTAATCGATTTAAGTAAAGATTGTATCTTTATTAATATGAGTTGTACTCAAAGGAAATAAAATGTCAGATGATGTTACTAGTACCAATGTTGTTATCGAAGACACTGAAAATAAGGGTCAAGATTCACAACAAACTGAAGATCCCGTTCAGAAGCTTGTAAGAGAAAAGGTTGCAGAAGCTATTGGCAATATGAAGGAAAACCTTGATAAAGCCTATAAGGGACGTGATGATGCTCTTCGTAAGGTTGCTGAGATGGATCAAGTTCGTAAGGAAGCTGAATTAAAAAGGCTTCAAGACGAAGGAAAGCACAAAGAAGCTTTAGAATTGCAACTTGCAGAAGAAAGAGCAAAAAGAGAAGCATTAGAAACGCGTACTATTGAACTCACACGAGATCTAGAACTGCGTAATGCTCTCCAGGCGTACACATTTAGGAATGATAGTGCTTCTGATATGGCCTATCGTGAAATTGTAACGCAACTTGTCAGAAATGAACAAGGTGTCTGGCTCCATAAATCTGGAATTCCATTAAGGGATTTTGTGAAGCAATTTACAGATAATGAATCTAATTCATTTCTGTTAAAGCCTAAGGCTTCTAATGGCAGTGGTAGCACATCTGTAGGAACTACAAATACTTCGAGTACAGAAAAGAAATCACTCTTTTCAATGTCACAAGAAGATGTTATGAAAATGGCTCGGGAAGGTAAACTTCCTACTAATAGACGATAAAAGGAATTAAAATGACTGTGAAAACAAATCTTGCTGGCGCAGATAACTTTGTCTTACAAGAGAGCATTAGCGCTTACTCTGACGAAGCATATACAAATGCAAGAAAGTTATCGGGTACTGGTATTGTTGGTGCTAATCCCCTGATTGATGTTAATACCGAAACATTTATCGGTCAAATGCGCTGGTACAAGCCTTTGACCCCTACCATCAACATTGCTTCGCTTACTGATTCGACTGATGGTACTGGTACTACATACGCTTCGGATTACATGACGTACGTTAAGAGTGTTCGCACTCATGGCGCTACTAAAGTTAATCTGCAGCAAGTGGTTACTCAAGTTGATGGTCTTGCTAAAATTGGTCGTGACTTTGGTGAAACCCGTGCGCAAGACGAGCATAACGCTATTCTTGCCGTGCTTCGTGGTGTTGCTCTTTCTGAGACGCTGAATGGCGCTGCAGCTGCCTCTGGTGCTGTTGGCCTTGGTGGTCAGACATTTGATAATGATCCTACCAACAAGCGTTATGGCTTTTATGTTGACTTGGGTGCCGCAAAGCCTGTTATTGATGCTACTGCTGCTGTCCAAGGTGCTGCTCGTGCTGAAGGTTTCCTTCGTGCATTCGGTATGGCATTTAAAGATTATGAGCCTGATTATGCTTATCTGGTTTGCAGTCCTGAAACATTAGCCTCTTTCCGTTCTGCTAATTTAGTTGATTCGACTACAATTGCTGATGGTAACGTTAATTTCAGCACCATCTTTAATGGTAAATTCCGTTTGATTCAAACTCGTGCCTCTCAGGGTTTTAGCACCGCTGAATTGACTAAAATCAATACTGGTGCTGGTGTTGATGTTGTTGGTACAAAGACCTCGTTCCTTGTGTTGCCTGGTGCTCTTGCAATGGAATCGCTGACAATCCCTGAAAATGTTGAAATTCAGCGCTCGGCTGCTGCCTATAAAGGTGGTGGTACTACTGCTGTGTGGAATCGTTGGGGCTATGTGCTTCACCCGGCTGGCTACAATTGGGCCGGTTTGGATAGCGCGTTCCCGTCTAATGCTTCTTATGGCTATGCGATTGAAGGCTCTACTCCACTTGCGCTGACTGATGTTGTGTCCGGTACCCTAGCTTCCACAACTGGAACATGGATTCGCAAAACACAATCGGCATTGACTCTTGGTATTCTCCCGGTTTTCCACTCTTAATAAATAAGAAAGACACTTATGGCACTCGCTAAAGGAACAAACTCTTATGCGACTGTTGCAGAAGCTGAAACATATTTCGAAGATCGAATTGATGTTGCAGCATGGACAGCTGCTTCTGCGCCACAAAAAGCGCAGGCTCTGGTCACTGCTACAAATATTCTAGAAACTTTGGAATGGGTTGGAGTTGCTATAAGTGAAGTTCAGTCTTTGGCATTTCCAAGAAATGGTGTTTATTTTGATCCAAGATTAGGTATTGATGTATCTTTATCGCCTACATCTGTACCTAGTCGGATCATTATAGCAACATACGAACTAGCATATCACTTACTTAATAATGATGGCCTTCTAGATGATACCGGCATTGTAAAAGATTTATCAATTGGTAGTATTAAATTATCTACAATACTTCCTGCTTCAAAGGTTCCAAATAATGTTAAACGAATTATTAAACCACTTCGTGTAAACAATGGAGCTAATTTGTGGTGGAGAGCTAATTAATGTCTTATCAAACATTAATTGACACTAACTTAAATAAAGCCTTTAATTCAATTAAAGATCTTGCTGTAACTGTTACTTTAACTAAGAAAATAAATCCAACTTTTAATTTTGGAGCTTCTGTTACTGAAATAAGTTCTACGCAAACTATTACAACAAAAGCCGTTGTAAGTGAATTAGAGAATAAAACCAAAGGCAGAAACACGCTTGAAAAACAGCTAATGTTAAAGTCTAAGGAAGTTGGTGATATCAATGCATATTCTACTATTACAATTGATTCTCAAGTTTGGAATGTCGGTGAAGTCTTAAAGGGCAATGGTTTTATTATAGTAGTGAATATCTACAAGGAAACATAATGGGTAAATTTACTGATTTACAAGCTAATGTTTTCTCTATCTTTGATAGCAATGCTTGGAAAGCTGAAAATATAAAAACATTTCCAACTAACTTTACGATAAGTGGTCAAGGAAATGAATTTATTAGAGTCACAATCGTTTCAGGAACCTACGGGTTAAATCTACGGTCAGTTGCTGGCATACTTTTAATAGATATATTTACATCTGCAGGAAATGGACCTGGATCCACCTCTCTTATTGCAGACAAATTAGATCAGTATCTTGTTGGAAAAAGCATTACTACTCAAGCACAGGTAGTCACGCAATTCTCTACTAGCTCCTTAACAAACATTGGAATAGATAAAGATAATCCAGCACTATATAGGTCTAGTTACACGATTTCATTCAATTACTTTGGAGTTTAATAAATGGCACATATTACGTCGATTGGCGCAGGTCTTTTCTCTGATTTATCAGTTTGTGTTGATGCAACACAAGTTTCAGATGCTTTTGCTACACCTACCGAAGCTAACTTTAAATTAGCTTTTGCTAATGCAGTAGCTAACGGCGTAGCACCGTCGGGTACGGCCTCTGGTGAATTTATTCGTATTAGAAACGTTCGTGAATTCCCTGCAATGGGTACTCCGCCTAACGTTGTGAATATTGCAGTTTATGGGCAAAAGTCTTCACAGCAGATTCAGGGTCAATCCGATTCGCCTTCGATTGAGATTACACTTAACTATGTTGGTACTGATTGGCAGAAAACTCCTAACTTTTTAGGTATTATGGTTGGAGATGGTGTCCGTCGTTTGTTTCGTTTCACTTTGCTTAATGCTGAGCCAACTACAGGTGTTTATTCTTCAGCAGCTGCAGGCCTTGGCAGTACTGAAAATAGCCAGTACTTCTGGTTTGGAAAGATTGAGGCTTTGCTTGTTACGCCGCAACTCACTGACGCAAATACTGCTACAGTAACAATTACGGTTCAATCTGACTTTTATGGTGCGTTTACTAGCAACGCTGCCTAATTAATAGTTTGGGGTGTACTTACAAAGTACTTAAATAAAGTATTTAAACTAGCCCGTTTTTATTATAAAGAAAATATGGACGAAAATACAGATCGACCATTCAGTACAGGATATGTTTTACGTACTACAGCAAAACATATGCGAAAAAGTATTGATATTAGTATTCGTAAAACATTTGAACGTATTTCTGAGTTTGCTGGTGATCAACCAAAATCTCAAGAGGTATTTCAGACATTATCAATATTACATACCATGAGGAAGCAATTGGATGACTTCCAAGCTAGTAATTCCAGGGATTTTAAAGGAGAGTAAGATGGCTACAGGCATTAAAAGTCTAGTTGGTAAGAAGATGACTAAGACTGTTAAATTTATTAACGAAGATGTTAAGATCGTTAAATTGAGTGTTTCAGATGTAATGGAAATTCAAAACAGAGCAAAAATCTCTGGAGAAGATCATGATTCCGGTTTTGATCTTTTGAAGACAGTTATTCGAATGTCTGTAGAAGGTTCAGACGATCTAACTGATGAAGATTTTGATAGTTTTCCAATGGATGAATTATCTAAGCTTTCTAATGAAATTATGCGATTCTCCGGAATTGCTGGTGATCAGGGAAAGTAATTCTCTCAGATGAAGAAGTTATTTTACATGAAATAGCTTTTTCACTGAGACTTCCATTGTATAAGCTAATGGAGGAGATGCCATACGATGAGTTACTTGGTTGGATTTCATATTTTGAAAGAAAGCCACTTGAGTGGAGAGATGATCTTCGTGCTGCTTATATAATTAAAGCACTTGGTGAAAAACGTTCACCACAAGAAATCTTTCCTAGTCTTAGTGTATTATTTAGTGTACCTAAGGCAGTTACACCATTAGCTCAAAAACTTGTTGGTTCTTCGCTGTTACAGAAAATGTTACTTTCTACTGGTGGAGATAAATTAGAAATGTAAGGATTGTATGAAATTTAAAATGAAGCTTGACAATGTTGAAAATGAATTTAAAAAGTTACTTCAGATAAGAGACCAAACAACTAAAGCACAAGCAAGGATAGCAGTAAGTGCAATGGTAAATGACTTAAAAGCAGCTACACCTATTGACACAGGACTAGCAAGAAGTTCCTGGGAAGTTAGTGAGCTAAATAAAGTATTTGTTGTGAAAAATACAACTGATTATATTCAGCATTTAAATCAAGGTTCTTCTAAACAAGCACCGAGTTATTTCATAGAAGCTATTGCATTAAATTATGGTAAACCATTAGGAACGATTGTGGAAATCGAACAACAGTAACACATACCCAGGATAAATACAATCCTGGGTTTTTTATTGAAAGTAATGTTATGGCTATAGTTCTAAAAACTATATCTGATTCTGAAGAGGCGAGAGCAGACCTTGCCAAATTAAGAACATCAGTTAATAGTATTCAAGATAGTGTAGAGAACGTTTCTACGAAATTTGCTAATTTTACTAGATTGATTTCAATAGGTCTTGCAGGTACTGCTGCAATTGCATCATATACAAAGTTAGCTGATACGCTTACTGATATTGAAACAAAGATAAGATTAGTTACACGAGGTCAAGATGAATTCAGATTTGCATTAAATGCAGTAAGATCTACTGCTAATGCAACTAGAGGTGACTTAGAATCTGTTGCTTCACTGTATAGTAGGTTAGCAAGATCCAGTACCGCCTTTGGTGCTTCACAAGCTTCAGTTGCACGTGTAACAAGCCTTGTTAGCAAATCAATTGCAATGTCTGGCTCTGGTGCACAAGAGGCAAATGCTGCAATTCAGCAGTTAGGTCAAGCACTTTCATCTGGCAAACTTGCTGGTGACGAATTAAGATCTGTTTTAGAAAATGCACCCGTTTTAGCTGAGCAAATCGCTAAAGGCCTTGGTGTTTCTATTGGAAAATTAAGAGCATTAGGCGAGCAAGGTACATTAACTTCTGATAAAGTTTTTAAAGCAATCTTAAAGCAACAAAGTGAGATTGATACAAACTTTACAAAAGTTCAAATAACATATGGTCAAGCCTTTAGAAATCTAGGTACCTCCATAGTTATTTTATTTGATGAAGTTAAAAAAGGATTCTTTGGAGCTACTGGTTCTTTAGCTACTGTAATTAATAAGTTAGCTGATGGTATATTTAACTTTGCAACAAACTTTAAAGTCTCATTACTTAGTGCTAAGTTATCTGTTTTATTATTTATAACAGATGTTATTATAGGCTTTAGTGAGTTTTGGAAAACGCTAGATCTTACTAATACCAAAATAGGTGCTATTGCTCTTAAGTTAAAAGATTCATTACAACCAGTAATAGAAAACTTTTTAGCAGTTGTAAGTGCTGGTTTTATTTTATTAATTAAGAAACTGTCTGAGTTAGATTTTTCAAAGATTTTCTCTCATTTTGGAGAGACACTGAAGAGTTGGAAACCAATATTAGATACGTTTGTTCAGTTTATTGTAACTAGTTTTAATAAATTAAGAAATCAATTACCAACAATTGATGTCAATACAGTCTTCTTAGGCCTTAAAGCTTCACTTGATGTTTTAAAATCATGGGCAATGAAAGCGGAACAATGGTTTTTCTGGCTCTATGATAAAGTTATTGGACGTTCTTGGATTCCTGATCTTATCACAGGAGTTATCAGCTGGACAGCAAAGCTTGCAAAAGGTCCAACCGAATCAATTTCTAAGTTTGCAACGTCCTCAAATAGTGCTTTTTCAAAAATTAAGTTTGTTGGTCCTTTTCTTGCTGGTATTGCTGCAATTAATAAATACAAATCTTCTTTATTGGGTTTATTAGGTGTACTCACTACTATTGCGGCTATTCTTACTGGGTTTGCTTTATTCAAGAATGGTAAACTCAAGATAGGAACAGACGATCAAACAGGTGGCTCTCCTAATATTACTATTGCAGCAAGAACGAATCAATTGCTTTCGAGTTCTATTGATTGGTTAAAGAAACTTGGAAAAGATACAAAAGAATCTTTTGATAAATCTAAAGTTGGAAAGGCGATAAACAGTACATTTAAATCAACATCTGAATCATTTGCTACGTCAGGTATTGGTAGAACATTAAAACAAATCTTTGGTATTAATGATAGCAACCCAGGACAAATGTTTGGTCAAACTATTGATACTAGAGCAACTGCGCAGGTAGGACGTGGCCCATTTAGATCTGATCCAAATCGAACTCCTGGTCACGATATTCTTAATGCATTTCCACCTGGTTGGCAAATGCCTATTATTGTAGCATTAACAACTGCCGTTGGTCTTGCTATAGTTGCGGGAACACAGTCAGGAATTGCTAGAACTGCTCTATTAAGTGTTGCAACTACACTTGCTGGAATTTTTGCAACTAGCACTGTTGCTGCAAGCGAACGGTCTGAGTTCTTTGCAAAAGCTGCATTTGGTTTTGTATCTATTGTAAAAAAGGGGATTACAGCTTTATTTGGTGGTAATGTTTTAAAAGATCCATTTGGATTTTTAGCTATCATTGCTAAGACATCATTACTGTTTGCGGCAGGTCGAGAATTAATTGGAAGAGCTGCACTTGGAATTGCAACAGCACCTACAAGAGCTGCAACAACCGTAACATCTATATTAGAAAGAAACTTATTAAATCGCGATATTGCTAAGTCTACCGCAAAGTTAGCAGAAGCACCTAGACAATTAAATACGGTTCTAGAAAGTAATAGAAGAGCATTTAATGATAGTCTAAATAGTATTGTAGGTCAAAGAGATGCTGCTGGTAATATTATTACAAATAGAGCAGCAAGAGACGCAATTCGAGTTGGTGATACTTCCGCTTTAGGCACAGGTGCAGTTCAAAGACAACTTGTTGAAGCTATCAGGAATCAAACAGCATTACAAGGTAGTAGAGCTGATCTTGCTAGACTTAACACTACATTGGCGCCATTACAAGCGTCTTTGCTTGCATCACAAGCGGCCTCTACTAGAATTACTGAAGCCCTTTCAGAGCAAAGGGCAGCCCTTAAGGAAGGTGTTAAATTTGCTGGTGCAGGTGCAGGTGGTTTGCTAGGCGCTGTTGCAGGCTTCCAACTAGGTACTGAAATAGCAAAAGGAATGACTGGACTAACTGACTGGGCAAGAGTCGGTGTGGCAATGGCTATCTCTTTTGTTGGGCAAGCAGTTGGTGCAGGTATTGGTAGTATCCTTGCCTCAGCATTAATAGGTGCTGTAGGTTTGATTGGTACTGGTATTGCAGCTGCATTCAGTTTAGCAATAGCAGGTATTGGAGCAATTATTGCAAGTCCTGTTTTAGCAGCAATTGCCTTACTTGGTGCAATACTTGCTGTAGCCTTAAATTGGGATGTATTAGTTTCAGTTTTTGCTAGTTTTAAATCATTTTGGTCTGAATATATTACACCAATTCTTCAAGGACTAACAGATAAATTAAGTTCAATTTGGGCAGAGATTAAATCTAAATTAAATCTTGATAAACCTAAGTCACCTGACGGTGGTGGTACAATGTCTACGAGAGAAGTCGTACAAGGCACTTTGTCAGCCGCTGCTGCTGCCGCTGCATTCGTAGCGGTGGGTGAAAAGTATGGTCTTTTTAATACTATAGCTACAAACATTAGAAAGGTATACGCGTCTAATCTTTCTGGTTTGTCTATGAGTTTTAGTTTATTAAAAGATTCATTAGCTGCTGGTGCGAATAATATTAAAACAAGCTTAAGCTCTACTGGACCTCTTTCGGGAGTAGGGCAGATAGTTATAGAGCAATTAAAAATTGCAATGGCATATGGTATGAGTAAGGGGCCTGGGGCTATCGCCTTCGGCGCCGGTGTGGGTGCTCTTGTTTATAATATTTTAAAATGGATTGGTGATGCTATTTTTGGAACTGATAAAAAAGTAGTTGCTGATGCAATTAAAAATATACAAGCACAAATTCCAACTAGTGATGGAAATGCACCAGCTGGAAAAGCAACAGGTGGTGGTATCTTTGGAGCAGGTTCTGGTACATCAGACTCTATTCCTGCTATGCTGTCTAATGGTGAGTTTGTAGTAAATGCTAAAGATGCAAAGAATAATTGGGATATTTTAACTGCTATCAATAGCGGTAGAGGAATACAAGGTTTTGCTAAGGGTACAGATCTTCTTAAATACGATAATCAATTTTTCAGAAGTAAGAAAACAGCAACTGGTAAGTATGCTCCAGAGTTATTATATAATACAAATCTTCCTGATCTAGCAAATGGTATAAAGAATGCGCAAGACTTAGGCTTTAAATTATCAAAGGAAGATATTGATGCTTTATTCTTTAATTCTTTAGTTGAGAATAGGTCTGATTTTGGTACAAATACCCTTCTTTATCGCGTTGGCAAAGATAATAAGAATCAGCGCTATAATGACATGAATAAGAGCGCACTTAGTATTATCAATACATATTTAAAAACATCATTTAAAACTTCAACTGAGCTTTCTAATTTTTTAAAAGACAATGAAGACCAAATGTCTAGTGGAATCAATCGGGCTACTCAATTCAGTGAATCTGATAATCCAAATTTAAACAACATTAATGTGACTGCAGGCGGTTTTGGAGCTAACTATGTTTTTAGAGCTTTTTTAAAACAAGCAGAAGCAAATTTGCCGACACTTAAAGATATATTTTCAAGTGGTCGATGGAATGGTAAGGGTGTAGTTCGTGTAGGTAATAAGACGCTAGCAAATGCCGATAATCATGCGTTAAAATTTAAAGATGTTCAGACTTCAGAAAATGATAAAATCAAAAATGCCTTTTATAAAGAACTAGCAAAAGCAAATGTTTCAGGTTTTGAAAAATTTAAAACGGATAAACCTAATTCTTATACTGTTCCTAATCCTAATAAAAATGAATCTGTAGACTATGCACCCCCTCTTACTAATCTTCAAGAGCAAGTTTTTGAATTTTTAGGTGGATTGGGTGATCAGCTTCGAACATTTGTAAAGTCCTTGTTTTCATCTACTAAGATGGCAACTGGAGGAGTAGCAGGTTCAGGCTCTGGTACATCCGATTCCATTCCCGCAATGTTATCTAATGGCGAATTTGTTGTTAATGCTAAAGACGCTCAAAAGAATTGGGGACTATTAACTGCTATTAATAGTGGTATGGGTGTTAAACAATTTGCTACTGGTACGCAAACCAGTGTAAAAGCATTTGATATTGTACCTCCTGAAGCCAATGTTTCTAGTGGAATTAATACTCAAACAAACGAGTTTTTTAAGAATTTAAAAGATAAATTTGATGAATTGTTTAAGACTTTTAAAGCAATGTCGCCCTTTAAATCTTTAACTGCACCTACTCCAAAAACCACTGAAACTGAAGTCCCTGGTATTAGATCATTGCTAGTAAATAGTAAAAACTTAGGAGATAGTCTTAGACGTGTTGGAACTGAATTAGAAAAAGTCGGCTTTAAAGACATTGATAATAAAGCTCTTAATGAACTTTCAAAACAGAGTCCGGCTCAAATTCTAAAAATTGGTGAATTGATTGATAAAGCAAATGCTGCAATGGATCCTAAACGAGGACAGAGTTCTGTATTAGGTGATTTAGTGCGCACAATAAATCGTGATACGGCTCAAGATGTTTATAAAGAACTTGCTTCTATTTTAGCTCAATCAAAGATTGCAAAGGTCCCAGATACATTTATCACGCCTCCTCCAGAAGAAAAACCTACTGTTCTTAAATTAAAAGATCAACTTTCTCTTATCAATAAAGTATTTCCAGACTTAGGTTTAACTGCAAAAGAACTCCTTAAAATTTCAGATGAAGTAAGAGAAAATATCTTTGCTAACGCAAAAGCGATTGAAAAAAGGACTGAAGAAGCTGAGACGAAAGTTCTTGGTACTTTAGAAGGTCCTCCAACTCAAAGAGTGGCAGCCTTAGAAGGAAGACAAAAGGTTGAAGCTGATCGAGTTGCTGCGCAAGGACTTGCAAGAAGTAGTATTGCAAACATTCGAGTGCCATTTGCAAATATAAAAACAGAGTTTGAAAAACTTCAAATTAATATTTCAGAAGATGTTTATAATTTTCTAGATGAAGCAAGTAGAGCTATCTTAAAATCTTATTTAGATGCTGCTCAAGATGCAAAGAAGGTAACTGAAACGCCAGACATGCCTGAAGAATTTCGAACATTAGCACAGCTACAATTAAAGAAAACTATTGACAAAATTAATAAACTACTGACCGAATCTTTTGGAAAAGCTGTTGGTGGTTTCGAATCGTTTAAAATAGATCTTTCTAATGTTGGAGTTTCTGTTGAAAAGAATATTTACAATTTATTGACAGATGCTGAAAGACTTGTTATTGAATCTTACGTTAACGAAATCAAGTCTCGAAAGATTACACCACAGACTGCAGAAGCTACAAGAATCAGACTTCAACATGAAGTTGATCAGTTTGGTGTTGCAATTAGTGATATCTTTAAAACTAAAGCATTAGATTATAAAACAAAAGGAATGATTGCAGGTGATGAGCTTGCCACTTCATTAAGTTCTGGTATTTCAAATGGTCTTTCTAATTTGTTAAAAGGTAAAGCGGTATCTCTTGAAGGTGTTTTAAAGGGTGTTCTAGATACGTTTACCTCAAGTATTATTGATACCTTTGTAAAAGGCTTAATGGATCCATTAACTGGAAAGAATGGAGCAATTACAAAATACATAGGTGGATTAGGTACTAGTATCTATGATACTGGAAGTAAAATCCTTGGAAGTCCAACTAATCCAGAAGGTGCACCTTTGCCGTCAGGAGACGTTGATTCAATTTCGCCAGCTACGGTAGATACTACTGTTGCTGGACTTTGGGGTAAGTTTACTGGAGCATTTAAGACTATTGACTTTAAAGGATTATTTAGTACATTTACAGATGCAATAGGTAGTGTCTTTAAAACTATTTTTAGTGGTCTTAGTTCAATGGGTAGTAATATCCCAGGACTTGGTTTTCTGTTTGGCGGAGGAGCTGCAGCAATGAGTCCTGCTGCTCTCGCTGGAGCGGGTATGATACCAATGGCAACTGGAGGTTATGTCAGAGGAATGGGAACAAGTACATCTGATTCTATTCCTGCAATGCTTTCCAATGGCGAATTTGTTATTAATGCAAAAGCAGCAAAAGCTAACTTAGGCTTATTATCTGCAATCAACTCTAGTAACATTAAGAAGTTTGCAGCAGGTGGTTTAGCAACAGCAGTCTTAAGTACGCCAGCAATGGCAAATATCAGTGCTGCAGATAATATGAATAGCACATCTAATCAAGTAATTAATGTAAATATTACTGGCGATATTAGTCGTCAAACAAGATCTGAGATTTATCAAATGTTGCCTTCAATTGCTGAAGGTGTCAATTCACATAATCGTGAGAAAGGCTATAGAAGATAATGGCATATGGTATCTATGAAAATGGAAAGGTGATTGCTCAGTTTGTAACTCCGCTTACAATCAAAAGCAATCAGCCAATTTTCGTTTCAGATACCCTTTCATTAAAAAGACAAGTATCTAAACGTGCAGCACAGAGATGGGAGATTACAACAAATTTGGAACCTCTCGCTTATGATGCACAAGATCTATTTGTTAATTTAGTGACAAAAGGGTATTCAGAAACAGTTACAATTATAGTGCCTCAGAATAATGGCTCTAAGAGAACTACAATTTTAACAGCTGGAAGTGGTTTAGTTACAGGTTCAGTTAGTGCTTCTCAACTTTCTTTAACTGGAATGGTTGGTAAAATTAGTAAAGGCACTTTTATTAAGTTTGCAAATCACAATAAAGTGTATATGGTTACTAGCGATTGTATTCCAACTAGTACAGGAACTGCATATCCATTAAACATATTTCCAACATTAAGAGTTTCGATAACTTCGATTGTTGTATCATTTAGAGATGATGTAATAATGAATTGTATGTATGATACTGATGCCATATCAGGAATGTCATATACAGATGGTGTCTTAATGGATATGGGTACAATTAAGCTGATTGAACGACTATGATTACATTTAGCCCAGCAATTATTGCAATTCTTGAGAATCCAAGTATTGAAACATTTTATATAGTTAAGATTGGAAGTTACGCAACTACTAGCTACTTTAACAATACTGCTATAAACAATGTTACTTATCTAGCTGATGGTAAACTTGTTACCGTAGATCCTCCTAGATTATCTACAACGGTAGATAGAGAGCTTTATAAGGTATTGTTAACAGATTCAGATTATGCACTTGGCAATTTGATGCAAACTGGATTAGTTGGTCAAGACTTTGAAGTAAGACTTTTATTTATTAATCCAACTACAAATCTTCCATTGACGAGTGTAGAAGATACTATCTTAGTATACAAGGGTGCTGTAGATAACATTGCTTATTCAATTGACACTGGTAATAATGGCAGTGTTGCACTTGCAATAACAGGAACAAGTCCTATGAGTAATTTAGATTTAGCAAAACCCTTTACGGCTAGTAAAGATTTTATGAGAAACAAATATCCAACTGACAGTTGTTTTGATCAAGTATATGAAGGATCAGGCCCTGTTAATTTAAAGTGGGGCAAAGGATAATGGCCATAATTGCCGCAATTGCTGCTGCAATGCAGCTCACTGTGACTACAATGCAGATTATTTCAATTTATGCCACGATTGCCTCTATAGCGTATCAGAGTATTCAAGCTTCAAAAATGAGAGCAGCTGCAAGAGAGGCAGCAGAAGCCCGTAAGGGTTTTGAAATGATTGTTGATGGTGGTGTAACCTCACTACCAATTGTATATGGCCGTGCTATGGTAGGTGGTGCCAGAGTTTATCATAATACTGCAAGCAATTTTATTTATGCTGCGAATGCGGCAAATAAGACATTTAGTACTGGTGCTAATTCGACTCCAGCGGGTTCATATGATACCGTAACACATCATGAGGCAGTAGGAGGACAAGACGGGTACCCTGCCTATGATACAACTGTAACCACGTATTATGATGCTGTTGGTACTAAGAAATTAGATGAAGACCTTAATGGAACCAAGAATGAATTTTTATTCTTTCAGCAAGCTTTATGCCAAGGTCCAATTCATGCTGTACATGATGTAGTCATTAATAGTAGTCAATACCTAGATGACCCAGGGATTGGTGAATCATATGTTAGTTCTTATGATTGGGTGTTTAGAAACAATGCATGGGCTGCTGATCAAAATCCAGTCGCTGCATTACGTCTTTCTTACTTTTACAATGGTGGTGTAGACGCTTTATTAACTAAAAATTTTAATGAAAGAGCAGAATCTAATTTTACTGGATTAGCTTATCTTTCAGCAGTTGTCAGACTCGATAGAGATAATCCACAATTTGACAAAGTTCCAGATATTCAAACTTTAATTGAAGGTAAATTAGTAAAAGCAATTACCTATGATGCCGGTACTGGTACTTATGGGCTAGCAGCAAATGCAAGTTACTCTAATAATCCTTCTCTATGTCTGTTAGATTATTTATTAGATAATATATCAGGCAAGGGGTTGTCATTATCTCAAATTGATTTGAAATCATTCTATGATGCAAGTCTAATTTGTGCAACAACAGTCCAATCTGGCGTTAATGTTGGTGGTAAAATTTATCAGACAACAGATTATACACCAGCAGTTGGAGGGCAAGCTCAAGTTGGTAGAAACATTACAACTAAAGATTTACCCTTATACGAATGTAACATAATCATTGATGTTACAAAACCAATTAGACAAAATGTTGAATCTATTTTATTTACAATGGGTGATGCAAGACTTGTTTGGTCACAGGGTACTTATAAATTAAATCTTCAATATCCACTAACTAATGCAGCTATTAATTTAGCCACTACGTTAACTGATGATAATCTTGCACATGACAAACAAGTCTCACTTAATTGGCCGTCATCAAGCGAACGATTAAATAGTTGTACAGTTAAATTTAGTAATGAAGCCAATAACTTTAAAGATGATTCTGTTTCTTGGCCACCAAAAATAACACAACAATTAATTCGAGGTATCGGTTCTAAACGCTATAGTCCAATGTCTGGTTATGATGTTGTAAACTCGCAAGGCTCACCCCTTCCAGGTGGAATTTTCTTAAACAACTATGGTGTATGGTCTGGTGGTACTTATGAGACATCAATGACTTGGAAAGTTATTCCAAAGATAACTGGAACATATACATTAAAATTTACTGCAGATAATTCACTTACTGTTACCATTGCTGGAGGTTCTACTAGTCATACTACTAGTCATGATAATTGGCAAACTGTTGCATCAACTACTCGTTCTTTAACTGCAAATATAGAATACGTTATTACTATTACTGCAAATGATTCTGGCGGTGCTAGAGCAGCAGGTGCTACACTAACTGCTCCAGATAACACTATGTTTTGGAGTAGTAGGAATGAAGCCTTTTCTTCATTTGTAAATACTGCAGTAACGGATACAATTTATTTAGCAATGCTTGCTGAAGACAATCAAGTTAAGCTTGAAACTGAAGTGTATGCAGAGGGTGTTACAGACTATTATCATGCTTTAGCAAAAGCTGAAGAAATGGTGAGAACCAGCCGATCAGCGATTGGTGTAAAATTTGAATATATTGTAAAAGATAAGTATTTGGAACCTGGTGATATTATTAAGTTAGATAGTACAACTCTTAATATTGGAGCTTCAGCTAACTTTTATGTTAAAGTAAATGATATTAAGTTACAAGACGGTGCTATTTGTGAGGTAACAGGAAGTAGATTTGATTATACACAATTAGCATGGTCGGTCAAACCAGCTCAATTAGTAGTATCACCTAACTTATACAATTTTGCTTTAGCTGCTCCTGCATCTCTTACGTTTACACCAGGCAGCAATGTACTTACAAATTCTCCAGGGACATTAACATGGGAGCTTTCTTCAGGTCCATCAATTAGTGGTTATATTTTATATTTTCATAAATCTGGAGACTTGAACTCTAATGGACAACCTGCTTTTAATGAGATTGGTAGAGCTACTACCTATCCATTTTATGTACCAGACTTAGGTGTAAGTAGCGGTATTTTTGGTGTAAAAGCTTTTACTAATACTACTACATCTGCTCTAACAACTACTGACGCAACATTAGCTGTTAATCTCGATACTCCAATGGTACCGCCTAATGCTACAAACTTAGTAGCAATACTGGCTGGTGACTTTAATCAAGTTGTATATTTGACTTGGACAATTCCAGCAACAAGGACTGGTGGCTTATCTTACTTTGATCACTCATTAACTAAAGTATACAGAGCTAAGGCGGTAGTTGCTCCAGCAGTAGCTGTATATAATCAAATTGGAACTTCATTTAATAATACGTATGTTGATCCATCTTCAGAATACGGTGACCTTCTCTATAAAGTAATTTTAGTATCTTCTCGAGATCTAGAAAGCGGTTTCTCTAATGTTGCTACAATTACATTAGATAAGTATAATGCAGTAAGTTCTGACTCTGCTCTAGTTACTGTATATAAGAGAAGTGCCTTAGCTTCTGTAACGGACAATCCTGGTACAGTCACTTACACATTTGCAAGTAAGGCTATTACATCCCCTGGAACATTAGCTAATAGTTGGCTTAAAGTTCTTCCGTCAGGTAGTGATCCTCTTTGGATTACTAGTGCTACGGCGTATAGTCCAGATCTTACAGATGAGATTCTATCTACAGAGTGGTCAACACCGGTAGTTCTTACTCAATTAGGTAAGTCAGGCGCACAGACTCATAGAGCTTATATTTTATCTGCTTCAGCGGTAACAATTCCTAGTGTGATTGTTGGTACTACAATTAATGGTGCAACTCCAGTAGGATGGTCACCTGTTCCAGTTAGCCTAACAGGTATACAAGCTCAATTCCAAAGTGATGGTATTACCCCACAAGACGATACAGCAACTACTTGGAGCTTACCATACCTTAGCTCATTTAAAGTAGGTAGTCTACAAGCTATTACTGCTAATGTAGGCGCTTTGACAATGGACAATACAGGCTCTATTGTTGGTGGTAAAGCAAATTACTCTTCAGCTACAGCTGGTTTCTTTTTAGGTTATGATTCTACAGGTACAGCTGGTTATAAGTTTAAAGTAGGTGATGCAAGTAGTAGTTTAACTTGGGATGGTGGTACATTATATATTGGCAGTACAGCTGCAAACACTGTAGTAAGTAATGCATCAACTGCACTAACCAATGCGTCTACTGCAAACAATAATGCTACAACTGCATATAATACTGCTATTAATGCTAATGGTTCAGCAATTGCTGCTCAGGCTTCTGCAAATACTGCAAATAGTGATATCGCAATTATTGTTTCTGATTCTTACTTATCTAGAGATGAAAAACCTGCAATAGTTCGCGAAATGGAAGCTATAACTGGCGAATATACAGACATTAATACAAAAGCATATGCGTTAGGTGCAAGCCCAACCGCTTATCAAACAGCATATACTGCACTAGTAAACTATTTAGCAACATTAAGTCCGGTGTATTATAGTATTGGTTATGATACTCCTATTAATGCTACTTCTTTTAAAAATTCATTTGTAAATTATTATAATGCAAGACAGGCTTTATTGAATGCAATCGCAGCTCAAGCAGCCACTTTAGCAACTTGGAGTGGCGTAAGCGGCGTACCTAGTAATGTGACTAATGCTACAACCAATAGAATATTCAATCAAATTAATGCACCTACAGGAACACTATATAATGGTGATATTTGGTATGAGCAGTTAAATGGAGCAACCAAAGCTACATGGGTATATAATGGATCTGCTTGGATTCAACAAATAAGAGCATCTATAAATGCAACTACTTCTGGAACGGTTTGGTCTGATAATGCAGCATCCGCAGTTATAGCCGCAGCGCCGAATAATGGAGGAGCTGCTCAGCCTGGTGATGTAGTTACAATCTATGGAACTGGTTTTGCTGAGACAAGAATGTTACAACCCAACTCTCAAGGCTGGGTTATTTTTTCACAAAAGATAAATGGTAATTTATTAGTAAGTGGCTCAGTAGTAGCCGGTTCAATATATACAACTTCTTTAGCTGCAATTCAATCTAATTTAGGCGATATTAGTGCAGGCTCTCTAACTCTTGGAAGTAATAGTCCTGGGTTTAATGTTAATACAGGTGCAATGACTGGTCAAGGTATTTTATTGAATAACCAAGGTCAGTTTGCAATGGGCGGCCAAACTTCTAGTATTGTAAGTACAGGTGCTGCAATTTATTTAAATGGTCCTGTAGTCCAAACTGGTAATGTAGCAACTAATGCAATAATTACATCTAAAATTCTTTCTGAAAACATAACAGTACTAAGAACAGCAAGCCAAGCTGCAGGATTTATAAATTTAGCAGCAGGTAGCACTCCTTCATATCCACATCATATTGTAAGCGCTTCAATAGCTTCTACCGGTTTCCCGATTATTATAAATGCTAGTTGTCTATATACCTTAGGTGGCGGATCAATACGTTTTGCATTAATGTACTATTCTGGAGGGGTATATACTCTAGTAGATAATCTTGCATTTTCAATTTTTCCAAATGTCGGATTTAATGTTTTAACAATGCCGACTAAAGCTTTCACTTTTGGTAATGGTACAGTTACAATCGGACTGTACTTACAGGATAATAACGGAGGGGCTGCACTGCCTTACCAGTTTGCCTATTCAAGCGGTTCAATAACCTTACTCGAAGTAAAACGATGAATAACTATTATATATATAAAATAAATACAGGACAAATTACACGCTATACTTCTCATGAAGAATCAAACGAAGGTGAGGCCTGTGTACCGATGCCTGATAATATGATAGAAGGTTACGTTGAAAATGGTAATATAATTCCCTTTCCACCACAGCCTTACATTCAATGTACTTGGAATTGGACAGATAAAAAATGGGAAGATTTACGTAGTCCAGAAGTAAGATTAAATATACAATGGACGGAGATTAAAGGCCAAAGAAATAGATTACTTGAACAATCAGACTGGCGAGTAGTAAAAGCCACAGACACTGGTATTCCCATCTCACAGTCGTGGAAAGACTACCGTCAAGCATTAAGGGATATAACTACTCAAACAGATCCATTTAATATTACTTGGCCAGTGGCACCAACCTAATGCGATTCTAACTTCAAATGAATCTCATTAATATCCAAACATTTCAACAAGTACGTTATTGTATTGAATTGTATGCGGATCAAAATGATTATGAATTCTTACCAATTGATTTTGAATTTGCAATAGCTAATTTATCACTTGCAATAAGAAGAAAGAAATTTGTAAGAGCTTTAGAAATAGACAATAAAATTGTTGCTTGGATCTATGCAGATGCTGGAGGTAGTTTACACTTTAGACATAGCGTACTCCAACAACAATATTATTGTTCTGTATTAAAAGGACATGCAGCATATCGTGCAATTAGGATTTTACATGATGCCATGTTAGAATATGCTGAGAAAAATAAATATCAATTTGTATTCTCAGTAGGTAGTCATTTAGATGAGCATTACATCTTTACACGTATTTTAGAGAAGCTAGGTTGGGAAAGAAGAGGTCATATTAGTCTTAAGAAAACGTCTCATTACAATATGCCAATCATTAGTCCGAAACTGATGGTAGGCTAGGCATGGAGAAGCCCCAAGAAGGTACCAGATTGGGCCACCATCAAGAAATTTTTTGGTGGCATCCCTGTGGTATCCCTTGCGGGCTCACTTGCCCTCTTGGACCGCTTTAATTTGTTTATTTTCAGAACTAGATTTACTATTGAATATGACATTCCTACTTAGACCAACCCGTTAACTTAACCCTACGACGTCCCCCTATTATATCCCTTTTCTAATTATGTTAGTCCTAGTCCAGTTGAGAATAATAAAATTAACTAAAGTAAGTATCAATTTGTTAGGAGAATCATATGCAAATTCCTTTGTTATCCAGTATCCCATATGATAAAGCATTACATGCGTTAGGTGGGGTTATTTTGTTTGCGGCAGGTCATTATATTTTTGGTTGGCAAGCAGGCCTAGGTCTTGCTATAGCTATTGGTGCAGCTAAAGAGATCTATGATAAAGTCTCAGGAAAAGGAACACCTGATCCAATGGATTTCGTTGCTACTGCATTAGGTGGTTCCCTTGGGTTAATCTGTACGTTAAGGTTATAAAATGATAGAATTACTATCTGCAGGATTTGGTTTCTTTGCACCATTTGCAACAGAGATCTTTAAGTTCTTTCAAAGGAAACAAGACAATCTTCATGAATTAGCAATGATGGATTTACAAATCAAAGCTAAATCACAAGAACATATTTACAAGATGGAAGAGATTTCAGCAACTGCTGATATCGAAGAGTCTAAAGGATTACATCAACCAGTCCATTCATTTGGTGTGCAGCTACTTGATGCGGCCAAAGGATATAATATGAGTGGGTGGGTTCTTACACCTGCCTTTTATTTATTTATATTACTCGATTTTGTTTCGAGTCTTGTTAGACCGGCTATTACGTATGCAGCGTTCTCATTCTATTCTATTGTAAAATGGGCTCAACTACAAACTGCATTAAAGGCTGCTCCAGATCAATGGCAACAAGCAGTACTTGCCGTATGGACATCATCAGACATGTCTATTGTTATTTTGGTATTATCCTATTGGTTTGGCCAAAGAGCTGCTAAAGCTGCCTTCGGCGGATCTGCAAATACAGCGTATAAGGGTGCGTAATGCAAGAAGATGATGTTACACAAATAGCATCATGGTTTCTAATTCTTGTAACGGCAGTAATTCTTTTTGTATGTGTTATGATTCTCTTTTATCACACATGCTAACAACGAAAGAATATTATGAATAAGGATGTTGCAGAATTAGCTGCATCTCTTGCAAAACCATTTGAGCGCTGTTTTCTGAAATCGTATTGGGATCCTCATCCACATGGATTACCTACTCAAGGATGGGGAAGATTAGTTTCTAGATATAGTTTAAAAAAACATTTGGAAGAAGGTAAAAGTAAATTAGAAGCAGATCAATGGCTCCAAACTACTTTCCCTTTAATAAATCAAGAAACTGCTGATCTCTGGTTAGAGGAAGACCTGAAAACAGCAAATAAGGGTGTACTAAAATATATCAGTGCACCATTAACAGTTAACCAAGAAGCCGCATTAACTGACTTTGCTTTTAATGTTGGCGTTGGAAATCTACAAGCAAGTACGTTACGTAGGCTTGTAAATCGATTAGAATATAGTGAAGCCGCAAATGAATTTCTTTGCTGGAATAAAGCAGGAGGTATCGTGCTAAAAGGTCTAACAAAACGAAGAGTAGCTGAAAGTAAATGTTTTTCAGCTAAATAGTTGTTAGTGATTTGTCGGAGATGCTATGGATGTATTAGATACAGTAAGCAAACTTTGGCCTATCGGCGTTGCGGTTGTTATGGTCATTGTGCTTTTTGCTAAGATGGATGTAAGACTTAAAATGATGGAAGAAAAAGTAAAAACTCTTTTCGAGCTATATAACAAAGTCTAAAATGTTTTTATTTGCCCCACCAATGAGTGGGGTTTTTAATCAAAATAAAACGCGGAAATAATGGTATCTTATATGATAAGCAAATAGCATATCGCCCTTAACTCTATTTAAATATGAACCATCTATTGATTATTGTAAAGAAACTTTTTAAACAAATCGATTCAACTGAATACGCAAGACTAGAACTTGCAGACGCTAAGAAGCTTTATCTACAGTATAAGTCACATGAGGAACAAGCACGATATATGTCGAATTGTTATGCCGAAAGAATCTCTCGTCTGTCTGATTACCTTGAAAAGGAAACGTATGTCTAACGAAAAAGAAAACCAATTCTGGGATTGTGCATTGATAGTATTTGCAATAGTCTTTGGATTACTTGTCTACACTAATATCATCCCACTCTAAAGGAGACTAAAATGGATTGCTGGTTTAGAAAGATAGACAAAGATACTTGGGAACCATTCTATCAAAAGAAGATAACTGAAGAACAGTTAGCGGACTTTGAATACAATGGTAATACTAGAGTTACATATTCGCGTAATGACAAAAATGAAATTGTCGGTTACGCAGATTTGATAACTAAACAGTACAGCTGATGAGGCTTTATTAGCCGAAACGCCTGAAAGGGCGTCCTGTATAAACTTAAAGGACTTGTAATGGACTATTCATATGTTTTGAGAACTTGGAGAAATGAACAAGATAAATTTGGAAATCGCATTAAAATACCTGTTTGGAGAATAATTAAAGTAACTCACGAAGAGGCAGAAGCATTAAATGAAGAATTTAAGTGGTTGGAAGAAAATGAAACGTACAATGTAGGCGCCTTTCTGATAGAGCAATGGGGTGCAGCTAAGGCACTTACAATTGATCCAATCAGAGCAAACGAAAAGATGTATCTTCTGGAAACAGAGTATACATTTTATAATCAGTACTAATTTAAATCAACCTTAAAGGAGATATGAAGGCACTTAACTTTATTCTTAACAATTTACTATTGATAGCAATGTTGGTTACTTGGTTTTTAATAGGCTTATCGTATTTATAACGCGGAAAAAAGAGTATCTTATATGATAGACAAAAAGTCTGTCAACCTAAACCAAATGGAGAATTGAAATGAAAAAGATCTTTATTGCGACTACATTGATTTTTGTTTCTTTTGCAAGTACAGCAGAAGTTTCAAAATTCAATATATGTCTTGATGCAGCAACAACTAGCACTGTTGCCTATGAGTTAAAGAAAAAAGACTCGAAGAAGTTTCAAACTGAAATGATAATTGAAATAATGCAAGATGATGGCTCGGTTGAAAGTAAGTTCAGCATTCTAGCAATTAAAGTTGGGAGTAAGGCTAAGAGTAAAAAAGAAGCTGCAGAGAAGGCTTTTGCAGTTTGTTCTGAATCGGATGTGTGGAAGTTGTAAGTAAGCTAAACCTGGATAAGTTTTCAAACTGTCTAATGTGTTCATCTAATCCAAATGGAGTTTCAAATGTCTAAAACCTTTAGTGCAGTGGTTAGTACCTTCCTTGCTTTTGGAGTAATTGCGTTAGCTGTTATGTGTACTATGAGACAAGAGCAGATTGTTGTTGAACAAACAAAGATTGATGCTGCTATAACGAAAGTAGAAGAAAAGATTACGCTTCAGAGAGAATTGATGGATAAAATGAAGCTTGAAGCTATTATTGCGGAACAGCAAATTTCGCAAATGAGGGATGAGATAGTCGCTGCCAAGGTAGAATTAGCAGTAACAAAAGCAAATTTGCAAGTTACAACCGCAAGTTTGAAGGCTGCGATTATTCCTCAGGCTACAGTCACAGCAGCTGTTAAGGAAAACATTGTAGCTCCCGTAGCAACAGTGACAACCAATCTCTGGAAGGATACAAAGGAGATCGCAGTAGTGAGCTGGAATCGTGTCTTCAACTAAAGGCTCGAGTAAGAAAGCAGCAGGTTTTAGATTGATGGAATTCTTTGCAGGAAGTGTAAAGGATTCCTCAATCTCAAACACAATAAAGTGTATTTCAACTGGTGCTCGTCTAAGATCAGCAGTTGACTTACATCTAAAAGAAGTGTTGCGTAGGCAGAAAGAGATAGAGGTAACACGGGCTGAAATAAAGAAGTTGCAACAAGTGTTAGAAACATCATCACCTCGCTCACTAGAGCATCAATTGGCATTATTTAAAATCAATAAGATTTTAGATATATGTCAACCCTAACTATCCCATTCGTGGGATAGTTTCTTTTCTTTCTCTTATTTTTTTTTTTCTTTTTCGATAGAATACCTTCGATCTACTTAGACATTATTATTATTATAATCAATCAAAATAAGTAGGAATTGAATGAAATACAACATAGTAGAAATTCTTTTGAATCTTTTAAAGGTCTTTCTAATTGTTGTGTTTAACGTCTTTGCATTGTATCTCTTTGTTATAACATTATTGTACATAGTAAAAAATTTATTTTAAGGAGCGCCATGAATGAGATGAAAAAAGTTATTTCAAATTCTAAAGCTCAACTTATCCTAGACTCAATTCAATCTAGATTACAGATAGAGGTGTCTGCTCATAATCCATTAAAATATTTATTCCAATATAAGTGTAAAGACTATCTTGAAAACTTAGTCTCAATTATTTATTTGTATACTCGACCTAAACGAGGACCAAATAAAAATTCGATCTATCTGACAGAAGTTATTGCTGCAATTGGGCATAACATCAGAAGCAAGTATAAGCTTAAACGAGAGTCAGCGCTAGCAGCTAAGACTGGTGCATTTATGCTTTATACTTTTGAAGAACTCGGTTATATTCAGGTAGTACTCGGTCAAGGTGCAAAAGGGCATGCTACGTATATTATTCAAGTTTTAAATGATGATGGTATCTGTAATCTATGGAATAATCTTGATCCTAGCAAAATAGAAAAATTACCATCAGAGAAGCCATATAGTCCTTGGGTAACAGCAAAACACGATACAGGTGTTTGGTTGGTGAAGACTGGTAATAAAGAAGTACTCGATAGCTTATCCATAAGTACACACCCTATTATCTTTGATTGTGTAAATCGTGCACAAGAAACTGGTTGGAAGATAAACACAGAAATCTTCAATATTCATTCTTGGGCATTACGTAATAAAACAGAAGCATTCTCAGATATTTGGGAATTAAATAATGTAGAAGCACGTGCAACAAAGTTAAGAGAAGCGAAAGCAATTGGTGATATTGCTAAAAGGTTTCTTAATAAGATATTTTATCACCTTTATTACTATGACTTCAGAGGTAGAAAATATGTTGCTACCGCATATCTTCATGAACAAGGTAGCGATCTAGCTCGAGGTTTACTTCTAAGAGCTGATAAGAAGTCAATCGGTAAAGATGGCTTCTTTTGGCTACTTGTGAGTATTGCTTCCGCTTGGGCTGGAGATGCAGGAAGACAAGATAATGCTAAGACTGACAAGATTCCATTGAAAGATAGATATCTTTGGGCTATAGATAATGAAGAAATTCTATTGTCTTATGCAGAGTCACCAAAGGTAAATCAAGGTTGGATGCAAGCTGATAGTCCTTGGCAATTCTTAGCTGCTTGTTTTGAGTTGATGAAACTTAGAATTTGGCAAACGAAAGTAGATGATTATACTTCTTATGAGTATGAATCACATCTTGAAGCCTATCTTGATGGTTCTAATAATGGAAGTCAACATCTTTCAGCATTAACAAAAGATGAAGTAATTGCACCACATGTAAACTTAGTACCTTTAGATCTACCTGGAGACCTCTATAAGTATGTAGGAGATCACGTATGGGAGCATTTAAAGCAAGAGTTAGTTCTTATGCGAGATGAAGAGATACAAGATTGTGAGATCTTTATTGATAATCTAATTGAGCTTAAGAAACAAATAAATGCAGCTGAGCCTAAAAGTGATTTACGTAAGGCTCTAATTGAACAGATAAAAGAGTTCAAAAGAGATAATGAATATCTCCTAAGCATTGCAGCTCCTGTCTTTTGGTATCGAATCAAAGATGCTAAATACAAAAGAAAAATTGTCAAGAGAAATACAATGACAATTCCATATGGTGGTACTGCATATGGTCTAGGTCAACAAGTTATCGATGATGCTAGAAAGCATAATATTGATCTCTTGCTTTATATGGAACACAGGTGGGGTGCATATTTGGGTAGAGAAGTATTTAATGATTGTCGAGTCTCATTAGAACGTCCAATGCAGCTTCTAAAAGTCTTTGAAGATGCTGGAAAGAAAGCTGAGAAAGAAGAGCGTTTCTTATCTTGGACTGTACCAATTACTAACTTTCCTGTAGTTCAAAACTATACAGAGGGCAATGTAAAGAAGATATGGGTACAGTATGGACCTCCTCAAGATGAAAGAAAAAGTAGTGGGTATTATTCAAATACATTGCAACTTGCAATATGCTTTATTGAAGATGTAAAACCATCTAAGGGAAAGCAGTCTCAAGGTGCAAGTCCAAATATTATCCATAGCTTAGACGCTGCACATTTAGCAATAACAGTAAATCAGTTAGACTTTCCAGTGACAACTATTCATGATTCTTTTGGTTGTCTTCTAGCTGATATGCCACAGTTGTTTATAAAGCTTAGAAAGACGTTTGTAGAATTGTATGAAGCTGACCCATTAACGAGTATTATAAAGGATATACATGGAAACATAGATGCAGTAAAATTCGGTACACTAGACCTTAGCTTAATTCTTGATAGTGAGTATTGTTTCTCATAGGAATAAAATGATAGATCTTGGTAATAATCTTGTTGAGTTAAGACAGAGATGCCCTTCACCTGATTTTCTAAAGATTGTTGAAACATCTTTTGCAAAACATAATGAAGACTTTGAAGTTTATTATGATGAAGAGTATGGATCAAATTTTCAAGTAGATCTTGGTGGTGGTATTTATTTAATAGAAACACCAGAAGATTTAACTAAAGTAGAAACATTACGACTTCATGAAACCTTAGATAGATACTATAATATAACAGAAGCAATTACTGCTTTTGATATCTGTGAGTACATTGAAAATAATACTTTCGTATATGTCTTACTATGTACAAATAATGGAGGTGGAAATACATACTTGATACCTCGTATTATTGCAGATATCTTCCCTACTATTGATGCAACTATTGCATATAATAATTGTGAATATGTCGAAGTAGAGGAGTATTTAAATGTTGATAACTCGTAAATCAATTTTAGATGGTCTTGAGAGAACTTTAGATATATCAGTAACAGAAGAGCAGTATAACAACTGGAAATCTGGGATGCTGATTCAGGATGCAATGCCTGATACACCTTCCGATGAGCGTGAATTTATTATAACTGGAATTAGTCCCGATGAATGGGATACACTTTTTGAGGAAAATGAAAATGAATGATAACACTTCTAATCTTATGATTATTCTTTCAGTCGGTGGCACAAGGACTGGTATAGCAATTCCTTTTACAGAAGCTATTTTGAATGCACTTGTGGATAGTATACCTCTTGAAATTGATACAACTTGGGACAATCGCTTTACTTATAAGTTCGATGAAGCTGTTGCAAAACATATTAGTATTGTAGCTAAGAATAAGATTGACTTTTCTATCTATAAAAAAGTTGATAGTACAGGTTCTAACGAAAAGATTTAAGGGTTACGATTACCCAACCCGTTAACTTAACCCTCTTCGAGGAAATTAACTTCATAAGGAAATTACATGCCGATTATTAAAGACTGTGAATTGTGGTTCTGCAAGCTTGACCCAAAGCGTCCTAACAACAAGTTCAATAAAGAAAATCCCACTTGGGAATGTCAGATTCGTACAACTGATAAAGCAATCAAGAAGATCTGGGAAGAGCTTCAGCTACCTGTTAAAGCAATTGTGCCTGATGAAGGTTCTCCTTATTTCCGTGTAAATCTTCGAAAGAAGAGTATCAAGGAAGATAAGGAATCGGCTTCTCCTATTAAAGTTATTAATGGAAAACTCGAAGAGATTGATCCTAATTCAATTGGTAATGGTTCGGTTGGAAACATTCGTATCTTCCAATATGAATATCCACGTAAGGATGGTGGCAAAGGTCTTGCCTCTGTAATTATGGGAATTCAAATTACAAAGCATATTGTCTATAAGGCTAAAGCACGTAATGATGAATTTGGAGAGACAGAAACACAAACAGTAGATGAGCACGATACTGAAAATAGTGATTTCTAAATAATAAAAGGGAGTTACTCGTAAAAGGGTAGCTCCCTTTAAATCGGATTAATAAATGATTCCTGTATATTTTTATAGACTAAAGTGGCGTAAGACAAGTCATTATGCATACCAGACATATGATTTTTTAGCGTTGGAACGAATAGTTGAAAACAACCAAGACTTAGACTTTACAATTGAGATCAAGAAACAAAATTCTTACGAAATCTTAACTGTACTTAATTCACCTGAAGATCTTGAAAACTGGCGAATTACGCTAGAAAGATCTGCCGTATGGAAGAAAGATGAAATGACTGCAATTAATCCAAAGCATTATAAAGAGTATTTGGCAGGCTTTGAATGGCTAGATGCAATGTCTAGAATAAAGCGTTTCGAAAATCCTGATATCTTTAAGGGCGCTCTCGAGCTTCAAATTAGAAAGTATCTAGATAGAAATGGTCAAAAAGATTCAGAACTACAAGAGACAAAGAAAGCAAGATTCTATTTGCAATATCTGATTATGTATATTGAAAATGGTGATAAACCTATTTTTGCGAAAGATGTACATGCTTCACTAGGAGAGTAAAGAATGTCTAGTTATGTATTTGATATAGAATCAGATAACTTACTTAACAAATGTACACGCATGTGGGTATTAACTGCATGCGATATTGAAACGAATGAAGTACATGTCTTTGAAGAAAATGACTTTGGCTGGAAAGAGCTTTTTAATAAGGCAACTAAGGCGATTGGACATAACATTTTAGGGTATGACGTATTTGTATTAAAGAAGCTTTTTAATTATGAGTTTCCAGATACATGTGAACTTCAAGATACTTTAATCTTTTCTCAAGTTTTAAACTATAGACGTTTTGAGTCAGAAGGTCATAGTTTAAAAAGATGGGGTCAAGCCTTAGATTTCCCTAAAAGTGAATTCAGTGACTGGACAAAATGTAGTCAAGAAATGATTGACTATTGTATTCAAGATACTAGACTCACGGTAAAGGTGTATCAAACATTAATTGCTGAATATAAAAAATTAGCAGTTAAGGCACCACAATTAAAGCATTATATTCGTTCAGAGCATGCAGCTGCTAAGTGGTCTACAGAAGCTAGTTTGAAAGGCTGGCCTTTTGATATGAAGGCTGCAGAAGGTCTTTATAAAAAACTTGAAGTAGAAATGGGTAAAGCATATACAATGCTAAGCTCAAAGCTTGGAACAAAGACAGTTGCAGTAGATCTTAAAAAGGGAATTGTTGATACTAAGAAACCAAAGTGGACATTAAAGGGTTGCTATGACGTTCATACTGCTAATTGGTTTGATATTGATCCTTGGTCTGGATATGAAGGAGAAGAACGATTAGTTGAAGGTGAGTACTGTAGAATTGAGTTTCAACCTTTGAGTCTAGATTCTGTTGCAGATGTTAAAGTGTTTTTGTTTAGAAATAAATGGAAACCAACAGAATGGAACTTTAAATTAAATGAAGAGACTGGAAAGAAAGTTAAGGCGTCTCCTAAAATAACAGAGGATAGTCTTGAGTTCTTAGGTGGTGATGGTATCCTATATCTTCAATTTCTTACAGCTAAGTCTCGATTCGGAATTTTAAAGACATGGATTGAAAACACAGATGAGTCAGGAATGCTTCATGGCGACTGTATGGGCATTGGTACTCCTAGTATGCGGTCTCGCCATTCTATTATTGTCAATGTGCCTTCTGCGGATAGTGCTTGGGGTAAAGAAATGCGTTCTTTATTCGGATGTCTCCCAGGTTGGAAATTGGTTGGTTGTGATTCCGCAGGTAATCAAGCAAGAGGTTTGGCACATTATCTTGGCGATCCTAAGTATATTGACACTCTTCTCAATGGAGATATTCATCAATATAATGCCGACGTCTTGACAAAGGTTCTTGAAAGTATTGGTGAAGACTATGTTGTAAAAAGAGCACAAGCAAAGAGGATTCTATATGCTTTTCTGTTTGGGGCTTCTGGTGCTAAGTTGTGGAGTTATATTTTTGGTACACTTAATCTTAAAAAAGGAAAACAATTAAAAGATGGTTTCCTTAAAGCTGTTCCTGGCTTTGAGACACTATTGAATAAGCTAGACACTGTATATACAGCAACTTCAGAGTTAGGTGATGGTTATATTCCATCATTAGCAGGTAATAAGATTTATGTAGACTCTACACATAAGCTTTTAGTTTATTTGTTACAGTCTGCAGAAAAGATTACATGCACAGCTGCATTAATGTTAACTGCACAGAAGTTAACTGAAGCTAAAATTCCATATAGGCCTTGTATCTTTTATCATGATGAAATTGATTTCATGGTACCAGAAGAATTTGCAGAACAAGCAGGTCAAATTGGAAAACAGGCTTTTATAGATGGCCCAAAATTGTTTAATGTTACCATCATGGATGGTGGTTCTAAAATAGGAAATAACTGGTATGATGTCCACTAATGCTAATTACGCAATTTTCGTATCATTTAATGAACGTGGCTATTGGTCTAAGCCATATACATATAAATCTGATGTTGAGTATCCACTTAACTCGGCTGTTGTCGTACCTACTGGAAATTTCTTTTCTGTTGGAAAAGTAAAAGGAGTAGTAAAGGACGCTGTATTTGATGCTGAAATTAAATACAAATTTATCATTTGTGAGGTTCCAAAAGATGACGATCGCAATAATTGATGGCGATGTTCTCTGCTATCAAGCCTGTAAAGCTAGATGGGAAAAGAAAGCAAGAATAGAAGAAGGAACTGCTTTTGTTAGTTTAGATGATGACGGTAAGAGAGTTGCATTTGAATATACAAAAGAAGAAGATAGAATCTATTTACAAGAATCGTGGGAAAATCTTAAAAGAGATCTTCAAAACCTTTTAGATACAGTTTATTGTACTGAATATCTTATGGCCGTGAAAGGCCCTGGTAACTTTAGAAATCTAATGTATCCAGAGTATAAGTTAAACAGACATGCTGATCCTACTAAGCAGAACGCATTTGTTCCGGTTCTGAGAAAATTGGCTGTTATGGAAGACTTTGCAATTGAATCTGATGGCAGAGAAGCTGATGATCTAATGAGAATTTGGGCAGAAGAAGCAAGAGCAATTGGAGAAGATTACATTATATGTTCTATTGATAAAGATCTAAAATGTATTCCAGGACGACACTGGCTAATGCATAAGAAAGAAATTCTTGAAATAAGTGAAGAAGAAGCTATGCGGCATTACTACCAGCAGTTATTGAAAGGTGATCCAACTGATAATATTCCTGGAGTGCCACGTGTAGGTGAAGTAAAAGCTGCAAAGATTCTAGCTCCATTTACTACTGAGAAAGATTTCCAAGAGCAAGTCGTAGAGCAGTATCTATTAGCATATGGTGAGTTTGAATGGAAAGATTATCTCCTTTCCAATGCTAAAATGATACATCTTCAAAGAGATAAAGACGATTACTTTAATTTTAAACAATGGCCGATAATACAAGAGTTAAGCTAATCCACTGCCCTTTCTGTGGTCATGATGCTCTATTAGGAGATATTCTATACCATAAAAATTGGACAATTACTTGTAATGTATGTAGTTTGAAAATGATACAATCTTACTCGGATAACACTAAAGAAAACATGTTAAAACAAATAATTAAAAAATGGAATACTAGATATGAAATTCGAAGGAATTTTACCAATAACCTTGGTAACGAAGTCAGTCGAAGTTAATACAAAGTCCAAAGATTCATTTCAAAATGGACATTGGAGCTTTGGAGAACAAATGGGAATAGGTGTTGTAGGCTTTATTTATGTTATACGTGATAAAGTATTACAACGCTTCTATCTTGGAAAGAAGCTTTATTATGGAATGGGAACTTTAAATAAAGGTAAAGAATCAAACTGGAAGAAGTATTCATCTTCTTCTAAGGTCCTTAATGAATTACTTAGAGTTCGTCCTAGAGAAGAATTTGAATTTATTTGTATAGAGCAATACAAAACAAAAGGTACTTTATCATATTCGGAGACATGGTCTTTATGCTTAGTTGAAGCACCCACATCTAAAGAGTGGTATAATACTTTGATCGAAAAAGTTTCTTGGAATGTTAAAGAGACCATTACAGAACGACATAAGGCTAGATTAGATTTAGCTCGTAAATGGCATAATTTTTAAGGAATGCAATGCAAAGAGTTCTAGGATTTTTTAGTGGAGTGCTTGCAATAATTGCGCTTGGCTATGCTTTAACAGCAGGTTACCTAGCTTTTGCTGATGGAATTACAGCAATCAATTGTGCTATTATTTCATTTGTAACTGCATTTATTGCATCTATTTTAAAGAATATAGTAGGGACTACAAGTGAGCAAAATAATAAGGAAGAATCTCCGCTGTCTAAATACAGATTGTAATTCGAGTGATGCACGTCAGCTTTATGATACTGGCACTTCCTTTTGCTTTTCGTGTCAAGGTTTCTTTGGAAAGCAGGATAATGAAGAAAGTTTTGAAGTAGAGAAAACAGTGACATCACCGCAAATTTCATTTAAGAAACATTTATCTTTAGAAGAAATAAAAGAGTTACCAATTAGAGGTTTCAAAGAAAGAAACATTAAAAAAGATGTTACAGAATTCTTTGATGTAAGAGTAACTTATGGAGAGAATGGTGAAATTGATTCTCATTACTATCCGTATGATGATAATAAAGCATATAAGATCAGAAAGCTACCAAAGGATTTTACTTGGTTAAATAAGTCTACAAACTTATTTGGACAGACTAAATTTAATGGTGGTGGAAAAAGACTAATCATTACTGAAGGCGAAATAGATGCTTTAAGTATTGCTCAAGCTTCTTTTGATCGTTATAAGAAAATATATCCAGTTGTAGCAATGTCGTCTGCATCAATGACTAAATCATTGTTGGAGAATAGAGACTGGATTAGATCTTTTAATGAAGTTATCTTATGCCTAGATAATGATGAAGCTGGGAAGAAAGCTACAGAAGAAGCAATTAAGATTATTGGAATCGATAAGGCAAGAATTGCAAAACTTCCTTGTAAAGATCCAAATGAAGTCCTATTGAAGTTCGATGGCAATCGTCTTTTACAATGTGTATTTGAAGCTACAGCATATGTTCCCGCAGGTATTATTGGAAAAGAAGAGTTATGGGCTGCGTTACAGAACTATAATAAATCTACTTCAGTACCGTATCCGCCTTGCTTAGGTGGTGTGAATACAAAGCTTAAAGGAATGAGAGCTGGAGAAATTGCATTATTTATCTCTGGAACTGGCTCTGGAAAGAGTACAGTGCTTAGAGAAATTATGCTACACTTGCTAGAGACAACAGAAGAAAAGATTGGTGTTGTAAGTCTTGAAGAATCACCTGCTGAAACTGCAAGAAAATTAGCTGGAATGGTTTTAAATAAAAATCCAGCAAAAGAAGAGTTAACGCCTGAAGAACTAAAAGATGGTTTTGATAGGGTATTTGCTTCAGATCGAGTAATTCTACTAGATCACCAAGGTTCTATAAATGACAATAGTATTATTGATCAGCTCGAGTATATGTGTCTTACGGGTTGTAAGTACTTGTTTATTGACCACATTACTATTCTTGTTTCAGAGGGCATTGAAAACTTAACTGGTAATGAAGCTCAAGATAAAGTGATGAATGATTTACTTCGTCTTGTAAAGCGACATCCAGTTTGGATTGGTTTAGTATCACACTTACGTAAAGCACCTAGTAGCGGCAAGTCATTTGAAGAAGGTAAACTACCATCTATTGATGACATTAGAGGCTCTGGTTCTATTAAACAAATTTCTTTTGATATTATTTCCTTTGCGAGAAACCTTACAGCAATTAAAGAGACAGAAAGAAACGCAATAAGAATGCGAATTCTAAAGTCTCGTTACACTGGTCTTACTGGCAATGTATTGGGCTCTCAATACATTTATGATACTGGACGCTTAATAAGCTCTACTACGGAAATACAAGAAGATTTTGTATCAATTTAATAGAAATAGAGGAAATTAATGAATGCAATAGAAACCCCTTGGTCAACTGTTGGCTACTTAACTTATAAAAGAACTTACGCACGTCCGATTGAAGGCAGAGAAGATAGTGAAGAGTTTCCAGAAACAATTGAACGAATTCTTGCTGCCTGTCATGATCAGCTGAATGTTGGATTTACAGCTGATGAAGAAGATCGAGTACGTGATTATTTTCTTAAGTTGAAGTGCTCAGTTGCTGGTAGGTTTCTTTGGCAACTAGGTACAAAAACAGTCGATCGGTTAGGCCTTGCTTCTTTGCAGAATTGTGCATTTACAGTTATTGATAGTCCAATTAGGCCTTTCTGTTGGGCAATGGATATGCTGGCACTAGGCTCAGGTGTTGGTTATAATCTACAGACGAAGTATATTAATAAACTTCCAGTTGTTCGAGAATGGTTTAAAGCACCAGTACGTGTAGATCATGGTGGTGCTGATTATATTATCCCAGACTCTAGAGAGGGTTGGGTTAAGTTTCTAGGTAAGACATTGAAGGCTGCATTCCTTTCTGAAACAAAAGAGAAAGGTAGCTTTACTTATTCAACACAGGCTATCCGAGGGAAAGGAACCCCAATTAAAGGCTTTGGCGGTGTTGCATCAGGACCTGAAGATCTTTGTTGGGGTATTGGGAAGATCTCTGAAATTCTCATGAAAAGACATGGTAAGAAGATTAGACCAATTGATGCACTTGATATTATGAATATTATTGGTCATATCATTGTGGCTGGTAATGTTCGAAGAAGTGCACAAATTGCAATTGGTGATCCTGATGATGTTGAATTCTTGCTAGCTAAACGCTGGGATATGGGTAGCATTCCTTCATGGCGTGCAATGTCTAATAACAGTGTTGCATGTGAAAAGATTGAAGATTTACATGAGTACTTCTGGGACGGTTATGAAGGTAAAGGCGAACCTTATGGTTTGATCAATCTTAGCTTGTCTAGAAAGGTCGGACGACTAGGAGAAACAGAGTATCCTGATCCAGAAGTTATGGGATACAATCCCTGCGCTGAGCAATCTCTTGCTCCATACGAGACATGTTGTCTTGCTGAAGTTTTTCTCCCTAATGTAGAGAGTAAAGAAGAGTTCCTTGATATTCTTGAATTGCTGTATCGAATTAATAAACACTCACTAACGCTGCCATCGCATAATATTGAAACCGAAACAATCGTACACAAGAATATGCGAATGGGCATTGGTCTGACCGGTATTCTTCAAGCAACATTAGAACAAAATTCATGGATGCGTGAAGGATATGAGTATTTGAGAGATTTTGATAATCGTTATAGTGAGATTAAGGACTTCAATCCTTCAATTAAATTAACTACGGTTAAGCCATCCGGTACATTGAGTTTGTTACCTGGAGTTACACCTGGCATTCACCCTGCATATGCACAATATATGTATCGTAGAATTCGAATTGCAGCAGGTCATCCACTTGTTGAAGTTTGTAGAGGTGCAGGCTATCCAATTGAATACGTAAAGAATTTTGATAGTAGCGAAGATTATAATACAGTTGTTGTTACATTTCCATTTAGCTATCCCGAAGGAACTAAATTGGCAAATAACATGACTGCATTGGATCAACTGAAAGAGATCAAACGTCTTCAAACAGATTGGTCTGATAATAGTGTATCTTGCACTATCTATTATCGTAAAGAAGAACTTCCAATTATTAGAGAGTATCTTGCGGCAAACTATTCTGAAAATCACAAGAGCCTTTCTTTTCTTTTGCATTCTGAACATGGCTTTATTCAAGCGCCTTACCAAGAAATAACAGAGAAAGAGTATAATGAATTGGTTGCAAAAACTCGGATTATCTCTTCAATCAAATCAGCTGAGTTCGAAAGCAACGACGAGTGTGCAACCGGTGCTTGTCCAATCCGATAAGAAAGCTGAAGTAGTTCTATCAGACGGTCGCTTTGCAACTATATACAAGGTAAAGCTAGGACACGTTTTTTATTCACAAGATGAAAATGTAATCATACGATCTGTAAAACTAATTGTATCTATTGTAAAAATAGATGATAAACAACCAACAATCGAGGAAGTATTTAATCTTAATATTGAAGATTTCTATTTAATACTACACACTATCAATAAATAAAGAATAGGTAGCAAAATCGCTACCTTTTTAAATTGTCAGTATAACCTTAAATATAATATGCTTGCAACAATGACAGATGCTGTAAATGAGTTTGTACTCTGGTATGGATCTAATCATAAAGATCAATGCTGGATACTTTCTCAATATGATACATGGCATAAGAACCCATTCTTTATAGGGATTCAAACACCACATCCAGAGTCATCTGAAGTAAATGAAGAGATTGAAGACGAAGAAGACGAGATTGACGAAGAGGAAGAGGAGTATGATGATGGAGATTGCTCTACCTGTCTTGGTACGGGCGAAGGAAGTTATGATGGTTCCTCATGTCATGTTTGTAGAGGATCAGGATTAAGCTAATGTCAATCACATTCTTTTTAAAAAATCACACTACGTGTGCTAAAGTAGAAAATCATAATTTCAATGCATTTGAAGTTGAAGATCCAATTTATAATCCTAGGTTTATTGAAGAAGAAATCTATCCAGTAATAAATATATCTAATTTCAACTATGCAAAAGTTGTCAAGTACTTTAATTTAAATGACCCTGAGCATCTATATCATGGAGAGCTTCTATATAAAGAATTAGAAGTCTTCTTGAGCTTCTTAACACATTTAGAATTACATATTATTAATAAGATTGATCAATATAGAGACACGGAGGATGATTTGTATATCAGCCGAATGTTACCTAAATTTACTAGATTGGTTCGATACGCAATTGCACTTAAAGATGACATCTGGTGGAGTTAAGTGGAAACCTTTAGTTGTGAAGAACATATAAAACCTTCTGCCTTTTGTAATTATTGTAAAGATAATTATAATAAAGAAAGAGAAAGAGATAAAACTCTTCCACCATTTGGATATACTGCAGAAGAACTAGACGAAGATAACCCTTATAATAGTTGGATGTATAATGATGAGCGATAACAATGCGTTTGAAAAGCGACTTTGTAGTTTACTAAATGCTTATAATAAGGATTCAGAATGCAATATGCCAGATTTTATATTGGCAAGATTCCTTTTAATGACTTTGGAAAATCTACAATATGCAATTTCTGATACTAGTGAGTGGAACAATTCAGATTCAGGTTTAAATTCAGATTCGGATGAGATGGATGGAGATCATCAATCTGCATTAGCATCTGCTGGATTCGGAACAGATGAAGATTATAACTACGGAGGTAGTAATGAATAAAAATGGCTCTTACGGTCCGCCACCTAGTGTTGGTTGGTGGCCAGTAGCTCCACATTCTGTTAGATGGTGGAATGGTAAATACTGGAGTTGGGTCTGTTTAAGTTCAG